GCATCAGACAGTTTTGGTACGGTTAAAATTGGCGGCTCCAATACTCAGATTAGAATTGACGACGGTGGAGCACCTCCGGGGTTATATATTAGAACTGATATGGCTGGTGCAGATCACGGCTGGCAGTTCGGCCCAGATGGTAGCATCACATTTCCAGATGGCACAATACAAACCACAGCCTACACTGGTAGTGGCGCAATAGGTACTTTTTTTGTCGTAGTCAACGATGACGGCACAGTCAGCAAATCCACAGACGGTGTCTCCTGGACCACAGGTGTTGACACAGGTGCAGGTATCAATCGTGTGGCCACCAACGGTGTCACCGTGGCCATGATTCAAAGCGATCAACTGAGTTGGACCACATTCGCTGGACTGGAAGCATCAACATACGTAAGCGGCAGCAGTGGCACTGCCGATGAAATTGGCGGAGAAACAGTTGACTGGAGACAAATTGACTACGCCGGCGGATACTTTGTGGCGGTAGGTAGTTATGATCCAACCGGATCAAGTTTTGACCAAGGTGTATACGGCTATAGTACAGATGGTAGAAGTTGGACTTTTGAAACTGTTGACCAAACAGTGGTAGAGTTTTTTGGTAACGATCCTGTGGACAGCAATTGGGAGTTTTCAGACGTAGACTACAATGGAGTGGGTTGGATGTTCAGTGTTGGCAGCAACGGCGGCAGCACACCAAATGGCGGTGGTGTATACATCACTGACCTAACAGCCACAGTGACTTCTGCTAGATGTTTTAGTATGAACATAACTGACACGGCAGCATGGAATGGCTCAGCGTGGTACATGGAAGGTGACGAAAGTATAGCCGGCGTCAACGCCAACCTTGACCCACGCAACGGCACATTCGACGGGCCAATTGATCCATGGGCTACTGCTATTCAGGATCTTGGCATTGACGCGGGTGGCACTGTTGAAACAGCAGGCGGCAATGGATACATTGCGGCATCGGACAGTGACGGACACGTGGCGTGGAGCGATGACAACGGCTCAACCTGGCATGTCACTACACCAATACCATACACTAGAACTATTTCAGGAATTACACAAGCCAGCCCACCACAGGTAACATTCAGTGGCAGTGGGAATAATGGAACCTCGGGCGAGAAAGTCATTATCGGCGGCTCATCAGTCTCGGGCTATAACGGCACGTTCTACTGGAAGTCCGCCGATAATTCTTTATACACAGACCAAATATTAGACACACCATTTGACACCAGTGGACTAGCACCGTTCACTGGCACAGCGACACTAACTTGGAGTAACGGTCAGTACATTGACGCCATGGACTACATCAATGGGTACTTCTACATTGGCAATGACGATGAACAAATTGCTCGTACCACCAACTTTGTAACTTGGACCATTGTAGATGATCAAGGCAGTAGCGAATTTGACTACTGGAATGACATTGCTGGCTTTATTGGCACGGGTAGCGACATTGGTGATATTGTGGTTGAAGTGGAAGAAGGTACCACAACACTGACCTTGGCCAACAAAGACTTTACTCTTGAAACTACTAGAACAGGTACTCAGGATGCTGACATAAATCTTGTTGCCGCAGACGACATTTTTATTGAAGCCAATGGTAATGATATTTCTCTTTCAGCGGCAGATCAAGTCAGAATCAACACACGTTCGAATGGTGATTTTTCATCGCATACTTGGACGTTTGACAATGTTGGACAGATAGAATTCCCAGATGGCTCAGTACAGACCACAGCCTATCCCAGTGCTGATATTTGGGTACAGGAATTTGAAACACCAAGCGGCGCGGCCGATACGCCAGCAATGGCCGCTAGTGTTGAATATTTGCCCGACGGTGACATTGTGGCCTTGATGATCCACAGTGAGAATACAGGTGGCGGTCTAACTGGTTCATACAGCAGTGTGGCTAGATTTACCAGTGCTGGCGTAAAAGTATGGAGCATGGCGTTTAAGGGCGCAGATTACACCAACCCTTGGGGACTGGCAGTATCGCACACCGGACATATCTATGTTGCTGGATCGTCGAGTACAGGTGGTGGTTACGAGATTGCCACGTTGACTAAACTCAGCCAAATAGACGGTGCTGAAGTGTGGAGTCAGGCCTATGATGTTGGTGTCCCTAACTACAACACAGTAGTTGATGTGGATTCTTTTGGACAGCCTATAGTGGTTGGTTATGTCAATGATGAGGGAAATGAACTAATAGTCACTAGTAAAATCAACGCTGATACCGGAGCAGTCACTTGGTCAAGAGCACTTGACGGACAAGGTGACGAAAACGCCTACGGTATGGCAGTTGGTCCAAGCGGTGAAGTGGTCACTGTGGGTTGGATGGCTCAATTTGGTGTAGTTGATGGTGTGGCCACTCTGTACGCTGACAACAATCTCAACTGGACCGGCGGCGGTTTAACAGCCTATTCAAATGGTGTAAACTTTACTGTTAGCGTTACTGCTGGAGTCGCTACATTCAGCAACATCAGTGATACAATTGGCAATCGATCTGTAGATAACGTGATTGCCACAATTAATGGCAGCGTGTTTGGAGGAGTTGACGGCGTGGACGACATGGTTGTCAAAGTTGGCACACTGGCTGCTAATGATTATGACGATCGTATGCTGGTGGTCAGGTATAACAGCGCAGGCTCAATACAGTGGCAAAAGGCCGTACAAGTTTTAGTGGACTTTGACTGTCGCGGGGCAGATGCTGACATAGACAGTGAAGGCAACATCTACGTTTGCGGAAATTTTGACCAAGACATTGGCGGACAAGCCATGATCATAATTAAGTTCAACAGTTTAGGTGTTAAACAATGGACTCGCACGTTACAAGGCAACTGTGGAAATTTTGCCACCAGCATTGTGGTTAGTCCGGACAATTTTCTATACCTATCAGCAGTGACCATTGACATCAACGTCAACATGGTCGTTGCCAAGTACAACACGACTGGTGATTTGGAATGGCAGAGATTGCTTACCAACACAGACGGAATGACATTTGCTGGGAACTCGTTCTTTAGCACCGAAGGCGGCAGTAATCTAGCAGTGAGAGACGGTTATGTGGCAGTGGGCGGTGGCTTTGGAGACTTAGACAATTTTCCTGAAATTCCACCTAACGCTATTGTGACACAGTTTCTCAGAGATGGAACAGAGTTTTTAGCGGGCAACTATGAATTTGTGGAGGCTAGTTTTAGCGGTGAATTGGATAACACTGCCAGCGACATCACAGTGGTCGACGCAGGAAAAGGAGACAGTGACTATGCCGGTAGTATCACCCCAAGTGATTTTGATCCGGAAGTTGATCTTACCAGTGACCTAATTGGTACACTATACCACGGCAGCGGCGATGAGACTAGATTGTTCAACGGCGGTCAGAGTCTAGTATTAGAAACAACTGGTGCTGTGACATTGCCCAAAGGTGGCTTTATCACAGAAGGTGTTGTTACCAGCAATCCTACCATACAACTTACACCAGCAAGGCCAGATGTGTACAGTCAGAAGTTGGTGATCAAAGGCGGCACCGGCTTCATTGATACCACCGCAAACAATAATATACAGTTAAGGGTCAATGACAACATTGTTATAGTTGGCGATACTGTTACTTTCTATATTGAAGGTTCAAACACTTATGCTAATCAAACACTGTACTGGTGGACATACCCAGAAGGCCTTGGCGTGGCCGACGCAGATTTTGGCACAGTGACATTGGATGGTGATGGTGATGGCACCTTTAATATTCTCATAGACCGTGATGACTATGAATTTACCGTGCGTGTGTCACCCATCAACGGTCAGTACGATCCTGACAATTTGGGTGTTGAATCCGTATTGATCAATGCCAGTGAACCTACTTACCCAGACTATCACCTACACTTGACCACAGGTGATTTGACAGAGACTAGCATCTTCTTGGGCACTGACGATCACAATGTTCGCACTACGGTTGACGGTAAGATACAAATAACCACACCCGATACTGTGAATAACGTTTGGGAGTTTGGCACAGATGGTAGCTTAACCATTCCAGGTGATATCAAGAGCAACAGCAATATCAACATTGACATCAACCTGTCAGACTCAACTCTACGCAGATGGCAGTTTGGTGAAGATGGGGAGTTAACATTGCCAAATGGTATGACCATAGACAGTTATGGCACATTGGGTGTAAACGCATCTGTCGACATTGGCGGTGATAATACTCGGATCAGTATTGACAACGACGGAGCACCTCCGGGATTATACATCACAACTGATGCGGCCGGAACACCGAAAGGGTGGGTTTTTGGCCCAGATGGTGATCTAACATTCCCGGATGCTAGTGTTCAAACTACAGCCTATCCAGGCGGCGGCTATGGCCTGCCAGTTTGTGTTATAAACAGTTCTTCAAACAGCAGTGTTGGCGGTGTTGTTGGCGCAGTCAGTGTGAATTTTACAGTGACTAATCCTTCAGGCGTGGCAATATCACAAATAGGCATATTTTTACCTTCAGTCACCACTTCGTCTGCGGCCACAGTTGCAGACAGCGCCGCTGCTGGGACACAGGACAAGATAATAACAGGGCTGAGTGGCGGTACCAGATACTGGGCACAGATTTATGCAGTGACACCCAACGGAACAGCATATTCGGCACCAAACTATCTTACAGCCACTCATATCTGTTTATTGGCTGGCACTATGATCGCAATGGCCGATGGCACTCACAAGGCCATAGAAGACATCACCTACACTGACAGAATGTTGAGTTGGAACTTTGATCTTGGTTGTTATGCAGAAACTAAAGCCGTGTGGATCAAACGCGGCGAAACAGGCTCACAGTACAACCTACTGTCATTCAGCGATGGAACAACATTACGAACATTTGATCAACATCGTATCTTTAATAAACAGGCTGGAGAATTTACATACCCAATGACTGATGCAACTCCTATCGGAACCATTACAGTTAATGAATACGGAGAAGAGATTACATTAGTTAGCAAGCAGGTAATTATAGATACAATTGAATACTATAATGTTATTACAGATTACTATATGAACTTATTCTCTGACAGCATATTAACATCATGTAGATTCAACAACATCTATCCTATAAGAGATATGAAGTTTGTTAAAGATGGCAGAACATTACGCACCCGTGATGAATTTGTTGGTGTTGAAGACAGATTCTTCTACGGTCTACGTCTAGCAGAACAGATGTATGATTTATCAATGATCGAATGGTATGTAACTAGGTTATTAGCCACAGAAACATCAACGGAATTATATCTAGCATAGTGAAAGTACTATTCTTAGATCATTATGGTGTTCTTTCTTTAAGCAAGCAGCCTGTTATCCGAACGGAGTCGAGCCTGATCAGTAGAGACGAACTCACTGATGCAACGTTATTCGATGATTTTGATAAAGACGCAGTTAATATATTAAATGATATTATAGATCTAACAGGCGCTGAAATAGTTGTTTCTAGTGATTGGAAACGGCATGCGACCTTAGATGGAATGTGTGAGTTTTATCAAAAACAGGGCATTAAAAAAATGCCATTGGCCTATACAGACTGGCTACCTGGAGCACCCACTTATCATGAACAAAGAGCAACTGAAATATCCACCTGGCTAGCGCAGCATCCTGAAATTACTCACTGGGCCGCAGTAGATGATTTATATATGGGCACTTGGTTAACCAACTTTGCCTGGGCAAAAAATGTACATCTAGGTATTAAAGATGTAACGGTACAAACACAAATAATAAATTTAATAGGTGGGTAGTTTAACAGGTGGCATTTATAGTAAATCCAAAACCCGCTAAATATATCAACAACTGTAGGATTACATTATGAGCGGAGTATTAGGTGGTGATGACGGGCTTTTTGGGTCCAGTTCGGAAGGTAGTGAAAATAACTATGTAGCTGCTCTTGGCCGCATTAGTGGTAAACTACTATCCGCTGATTTATTAAGAAACGGCACTGATTTAACATTTAGGAACGGTGGGTCAGATCCTGATTTACTATATCTAGATGTTACCAACATGAGGTTAGGTGTAGAAGGCAAACGTACTTTACCAGCTACATTAACTCGTGCTAGCGGTAGCTTGCCAGTCTACGATCTTGACATTAACGATAATGTATCCACAAACATATTAAATGTTACTAATCAAGCTAACATAGTTAATTTAACTTTTAATGCCAGTGGAACTATTGGGTCAATTACTGGCCCTATTGAAATTAAATCTACAGATATTAATGCTATTATTCCTTATGATAGAATACTCAGTGATTATCTGGTACTAGATAATAATGTAATAAGCAGTATTGGGAATAGAGATATTAATTTAGATCCTAACGGAACTGGGCGAGTAGTATTCGAAGCAAACACTCGAATTCATAACAATCTAACAGTACAGGGTACGGCTAAGGGTAATATTGTTGTTGACGGAAATTTATCATCTTCTAGTACAATTACAATAGGTGATCAACAATTAGATACTGTTACAGTTAATACAGATTTTACACAAAGTATTATACCTGGGGTAGACAATGCGTATGATCTAGGACAGCAAGCCAACGATTCTAGCCCACGACGCTGGAGTGAAATGCATGTTCCAAATCTAACACAAGTAGGCACCATGCTGCCTAACAATACAATAGTCAGTACTGAATTAAATCTCGACGGACTAGCTAATAAAATTTCAGCAACACAAAGTAATTCGGATGTCTTGCTAAATCCCGACACCGGTATAGTCTATATAGAAAGTACCAAATGGCAAAACAGCGACATCACAAACCTTAATAATACTGCATTTACTCTTGCATCAACTGGCATAGGCTATACTCGCTTTATGGAAACAACTGCTTTTATTATTCCAAATGGCCCAAGTTCTGCTCGCAGGGCTAGTCCTGAACTAGGTGAAACCCGCTGGAATACCACAGTTCCACTAGATCAATATTTAGAAAGTTGGGACGGTAGTGTATGGCAACTATCCACAGGTGGTGGTGAAATTGTTACCACACGCTTGATGGAAGATCTAGGGTTTATCTACAGCGCCATCCTGGGCTAAATTTCCAATAGACATAAATACTATTACTGTAAGAACTGACCAAGTTTTTACGATACTCAACAGCGAAAACCCGCTATGTAAGGTGGTTATATCCGTGAGATTCGGTGGTAAATGGAGAGCATATGGCTATTGGTCGAATTTCCGGTCCGCTCTTAAAGTCAAACCTCATCAGAGATGGTGTGGATTTAGCCTTTGAGACAGACCTCTTATACTTGGATGTAACCAACTCCCGCATTGGCGTGAACACAGCCACTCCGACCACAGATCTAGATGTTAACGGCACCACTCGTACAACAAACCTCACAGTAGACAATCAAATAGATATTAATAATTTACATATCTATGGTAACACCATTGAAAGCGATTTGCCTACTATTAATTTTATTGCTTCTGCAGGTGAGCCTGTAGTTTACCATACAATATTACACGTTGACGACATTCGAATCACTGGCAATGTTATTTCAACATTTGTTTCAAACTCAAACTTAGAATTTCATCCTAACGGTACAGGCATTGTAGCTATTGAAGGCAATACTACTATTACTGGTAATCTACAAGTTGACGGAAATATTAACGCCACCGGTAATATAACTATCGGTGGTAATATAACTATTGGTGATGCACTTACTGATAATATTGTTATTAATGCCAGCATTCAAAGTGATTTAATTCCACAGGCTGATAATACTTACGATTTAGGATCTTCATCTTTTAGATGGAGTAAAGTATACGTTAATAACGTATATGCAGATACATTAAACGTACCAACACTAGACGTTGGCAACTTGATGTTCCGTGATAATCAAATTACCACAACTACAGGATACGATTTATACATCGACGGCAATGGTGCTGGCGGTGTTAGATTGGGTAATTTCCGTATTGTAGATAATGTTATCACTAATGTTGTTTCAAATCAAATAACACAAATTGTACAAAGCGGTACTGGGTATTTTAAGATCGATGGCACTAACGGATTTGTACCTCCAAGGGGTAGTGATGCACAACGACCTACAACTTATGCAGTTGTAGGTATGACAAGATATAATACCAATTCCAAAGCTCTTGAAGTATGGGATGGGCTAACTTGGGCCAGTCCAGCAGGTGCATCAGGTGCTGTTTCAGAAATTCAAGCTAACGATATTTCAGCGGGCTTTGCCATCGCTTTAGGATAAGAGAAAAATGCCAACCTTATTTAGACACGCAGTAACAACATCAGTAGGAACTACGCCTGTAGACGTATTACAGATCAACGAGGGAGTTCGTGCTACTGTTATTGGCTGCAACATTGCTAACATTACAGACTACGATACAGCAGTAGTAAACATGTATGTGATAGATGAAAACTCTACACAAGCTACCTATGCTCGAGGGATTGTTATTCCGCCCAACAGTACAGTAAAGGTAATTACACAAGGTGAAAAATTAATTTTGCCAGCAACATCGGGAATAAGAATTGAAAGTGATACTGAAGACAGTGTCGATGTAACAGTAAGCTATGTTGAGATTTCATAAGGAGCGAATATGCCAAGTACATACTATTTAGGACAAAGTCCAGACGAAGCACTAGGCGATTCACCTAGATATCTTTATTTCATACGTAGAAATGAAGATGGTGAATTATTTTTACTCAGAAGCGATCAGTTAAAAGATAAAGACAGCATTCAATTAAATATACCAGGAGATCCTGCAGAAAATTTTGAGGATTTTGAACCTGGTGTTGATTATTTTGAAGGCATAACAGTAGAACACGAAATAGAATATGATAATTTGTATTGGACACAATATAGATGGGACAATCGAAGCATACTATATTATGTAGATGATCAGGGAGTGTTGACTCAACGAATTAATCAATCTTACGCATACCCAACCGGACATTCAAGTTAATTGGAATAAATTATGGCAGAATTTAAGATCAGTAGAATTAGATATACGTGGAAGAACAATTGGACTAGTTCTACACTGTATGTCAAAGATGATGTAATAAGATATGGTGGAGCCACATGGATCTGCCAACGTCAGCACACCGCAACTACCTTTGCAGAAGATCAAACTTTCTTAGCAACTCCAACAGATTCAGCACCATCACCAGCATGGTTCAAAATGACCGATGGCTATGCTTTCAAAGGAGAGTGGACTCAACCAACATTATACGGACCAGGCGATGTTGTAAATTATGGCGGAGTATTGTATCTATGTGTAATCAGTCATACTTCATCGACTACGTTTGCTGCTAACGATACTAAATGGACAGTATATACATCAATATACAATTGGACATACGACTGGACAATATCTACTCGATACGGCATTGGAGATATTGTAAAATACAATGGTATTATATATCGTTGTATAGTAGAACACACATCATCTACATTAACCGATGGATTAGAAATTGTTCAATCCAATTGGGCTATAGTATACGACGGCATTGAATATGTAGGCCCTTGGACCGATGGTGTTAGATATCGCGAAAACGATTTAATCCAATATGGCGGCAGCATATTAAGATGTACAACAGGGCATTATGCAATATATGCCCTTGACAATAATAATTGGGAAACAGAATTCCCAGGATTTAACTTCCATCAAGAATGGGACGTAACAACTCAATACGCAATTGGTGATGTTGTTAAATATGGCGGCGACATTTATGTTAGTCGTTCAAATAACGTTGGCGATGCTCCTGCTGATATCGGTGCAGGTGCTGCACACTGGAATTTATTAACCAAAGCTATTAACCTTAGAGGTGTATGGCAAGCTGATCAAGTTTATAAAACAGGCGACCTAGTACGTAGAGGCGGATATCTGTATGTGGCACTAGCAGATGCAGCATCAGATGGCAGTTCAACTGACTATCTTGATGCTAGTAACTGGGAAATAGTTGTTTCTGGGGACGAATGGAAAAATAGTTGGACTAACGAAACTACATATTCAGTAGGTGACTTGGTAGTTTATCGAGGCGAGACTTGGAGATGTAATGTAGAACACATCGCTAGCGGTGAAAATTTTCCATCACTAGATGGTGGATCGGGATTCTTTTATTGGGATTTAGTATTATCGGTTGGAGCACGATTTGGTCTAGTATCTCGCGGAGATTTATTAACTTACGATTTATCAAGAACACTTGTAGGCGACGGCAGTACATTTGGTCCAACCAATGTATCATTAGGAACAGCTGATCAGATTGTATCTATTGATGAAAATGGCAGTGTATATTATAAAGTTTGGGGTAATGTTGATCAAGTTCGTTATGTTAGTGCAGATGATTCAATTGCGCTAGACGATGACACTGATCCAGATCGAGGTATTAACCCTTTCAAACCTTGGAGAACTATCCGTTACGCTTGTGAACGTGTTGAAGCACTTGGTGATACTGGAGTTCGAACTACAATTAAAGTAGGTACCGGCCTCTACGAAGAAGTATTGCCTATTATTGTTCCAGCAGGAGTAGCTCTTCGTGGCGAAGAACTTAGAGCAGTTACAGTTAGACCAAAACCAGCCATTGATGCATTAGCAGTAGATTATACATATTCAATTGCAGCACTAAACAGAATTAGTGCAATTATATCAAACGTACTAAACGGTATTGCAGTTACTCCAACAGTTGGCAACACATTGGAACCTGCACCAACTACAGTTATAAGACAAGTAGGAGTTGGTTTTACCCCTCCGCAATTTGATGAGGTAACAGGCGAACAGATATTCGATTATTATATTGATAGTCCGTATCTTTTAACTACATCATCGATGGTAATTACAGAAATTCAAACATTGATTAGTAATATTATTAGCTATATTAATTTCTATGTTGGAAGTTCAGGTTCCGATCCAACAATGACTGGTAGCAATACAGCAGTAACTACTAAAGCATATCTAGATACTGCTGAGTTACTAGCAGCAAACAAAGAATTTTTAGCAGCAGAAGCAGCAGCATACACATCCTTTACATATCCTACATACACGTTTGATGCTGAATCGTGCAAGCGAGATATTAAAGCATTTATTGATGCATGGATATATGATATTCAGTATACCGGCAATTACAAATCACTAATGGCTGCTAGATATTATAGAAATGCAGTATTAGGTTCTGAGACCGAGGACATGTTCTATGTAAGAAATGCAACAGGCATAAGAAACATGTCATTAAAAGGATTAACAGGACAATTAAATCCGCCTGCCGTAAATGAATTGTATCGCCGACCTACCGGTGGTGCATTTGTATCATTAGACCCAGGTTGGGGCCCCGACGATGAGCGTGTATGGATTAGCACAAGATCTTGTTATGTACAAAACGTAACAACGTTTGGTGAAAACTGCGTAGGACAAAAAATTGATGGGTCATTACACAACGGCGGTAACAAATCTATCGTATCAAACGACTTTACACAAGTTATCAGCGACGGTATTGGTGCATGGGTAACAAATAACGGTAGAGTTGAATTAGTTTCAGTCTTTACATACTATGCACAAATTGGTATGTTTGCCGAAGCCGGTGGTATTATTCGTGCTACAAACGGAAACAGTTCATACGGAGACTACGGAGCATTAGCTGACGGCAACGATCCTGCAGAAACGCCAAAATATGCCTATGTGAATAATCGCACTACACAAGCTACAATCTTGTCAGCATTTGCTGGTGAAGTAAATGATGAAGTTTTATTATTAGAATTTGGAAATGCTGGACAAGAATATACAACTGCCGATTATACGTTTATAGGATCTGGAACTGGTGCAACAGTGATCCAAGAAGAGACTAGAGATCAAGCAGTATTTGAATTACAAGTTCGTAATCCTCCTACTAGTCCAGGCGGGTTTCCTGGCGGTGGTGGGTATTCACTAATTGGTAATAACGTTCAAACCGGTGATGCAACAACGGTAACATTAGCAACCAGCAACGAAAATACAGAAGCTGAATTACTAGGACTACGAGTTATTATAACCAGCGGTGACGGCACAGGACAATACGGATACCTAACAGCATATAATCCATTGACTAAAGTTGCTAACATTTCAAGAGAAAGTGACGGCCAACCAGGTTGGGATCATGTAGTGTCTGGAACTCCTGCAGTTTCTTATATGACCACTAATGCTACCTACCGATTTGAACCAAGAATTACTTTTGCAGAACCTCCATTTGTTGCTGCAGATTCAACGCTTACTGTGTCAACAACCTGGGCAAATGTCTGTTACGGTGAAACTACTACTACCTACGCAGGAATTACAAGTACAATTGGGTCAGGTACCACAGTTGATGTAGTTCCGTTTGCAGCAACTTGGAACGTTACTAAAACTGGTAGAACATATACTGTAACTTTAGTAGAAGGTGGTGCGGGATATGCTGATGAACAAACAGTAACTATCGACGGATCATCAGTTGGTGGAGTATCTATAGAACATGATATTACCATAACTATTAAGTCAGTTTCAAACGACAGTACTAACTCAATTCTAACTTTTGAATATGATGGTGTTGCACAAAGCGGAAAATTTGTTATAACACCATCAACAGGCACCTCAGCTGTAGCATCGGCTGATGGCGATACTTGGGAAGATGTAGTAATGCCAGTAGCTGGTAATTGGAAATGTTTAGCAGCCGGCGGTAACAACTTTGTTGCAATACAATACGGCAGCAGAGTTGCAGCCAGCAGTTCTGACGGAATAACTTGGTACGAAAGAACAATGCCTAGCCTTAGAGCATGGAATGCTGTTACATATGGTGACGGAATTTTTGTGGCTGTTTCAGGAAACTTAAATTCAGCAGCATTTAGTACTAATGCTGTGTCGTGGTCTGCAAGTACACTACCAACTGCAGGTGATTCAACTATAAACGAGTGGGTGGCTATCACTTATGGTAAAGATAAATTCGTAGCTATTGCAAACAGTAGTAACGTAGCGGCAGTAGGTACATACACTGGTTCATCAATTACATGGTCTGCTACAATCATGGATGTTATTTCTGATTCTTCACAAAAAGACTGGGTTGGTGTTGCCTACGGTAATCAAAGATTTGTATCAGTAAGTAGTACTGGGGATGTTGGATATAGTTTTGACGGAATGACATGGTATCCAGCAGTGATGCCTACACAAGACGGCTCAACAGCACACGCATGGCGAGCAATTAAATATGGACAAGGGGTATTCTTTGCGGTAGGTGATACAGGTGTAAGAGATGTTGGAAATGATCCAAGTACTGGACCAACAACATTTGCTGCTACATCTTATGATGGTATTGTATGGACCAACAGAGAATTGTCTGAACCATTAAGCTGGACTGCTGTGGCATTTGGAACTCCAGATGTAACATTAGGCGATAGTACAGCATCTAACAGTCGACCAACATGGATAGCTGTTAGTTCAGACCTAACTAACAAAGCATGTAAAGTGTTTACAGGAGCTAAAACATTAGGTCGAGCTATTGTATCAGCAGGTCGAATTCAATCTGTAAGAATTTGGGAACCAGGAAGCGGATATATTTACGGACCGCCATCATACACTATTATTGATCCTAATAATACCTCTGATGCATATATTAAACCAAGAACAGGTAATGGTGTACTGGCACAACCAAGTTGGGTTGCTCGAGGAAATAACTATAAAACCAGTTCAACACAAGTAACAGTAATGGGCGACGGGTACGCTGATGCTATTCCAGTGGCACAGTTTGTAACAATTAGCGGACTTGAAACGCTACCAGGACCAGGAACACAATTTAGATTCCGTGGAGAAACAGGATATTTTACAGTAGCAACTATTGAAAGAGATAGTACGCAAGGTGATGGTACATTTACCGCAGTATTCCGCATAGGACCTTATCTAAGTTCAGATTACGATCTTGAACATGGATCAGCAGTTGAAATTAGACAAAGATATAGTCAAGTTCGTATTACGGGCCACGACTTCCTAGATGTTGGATCTGGAAATTTTGAAGAAACTAATTATCCAGCATTATATGCCACTGAAGCTACTTATTTTAGTTCTCCAGAAAACGAAATTGTTGAATCAAACGGTGGACGAGTATTCTACACCAGCACTGATCAATCAGGTAACTTTAGAACAGGTGAACTATTTGCTGTTGAACAGGCAACTGGAACAGTAACAATTTCAGCAGACTTCTTTGATTTACAAGGATTAACAGAATTAGCATTGGGCGGCGTTAGATTAGGAGGGTCCGGAGCAGTTATCCGTGAATTCTCAACTGATCCGCTGTTTACTGCTGATTCAAATAACGTAGTACCAACACAAAAAGCTATTAAAGCATACTTGCAAAATAGATTAAACGTTGGAGGTTCGGATCTTTTAACAGCTAGTTTCATTGCAGGTACAGTAAAAGTTGGACCAAACTTAATTATAAACACAGCCGACTTGTATGTTACCATTCCAGTATTAGCAAATTTCTCAGGATTAAGCAGCACTGGACAACCTGTAAACATAAGCGGTAGCATATTAGCTCAAAATATGTTTTATAAATCTTTTAGTAGTAAACGATAGGGTAACAATATGATGGATAAATACACTGACTTCACAAAAACCGGAGTGGAAAATGGCAGAATTTAAGCTAGGAAGAATTAGATTTGTATGGAAAGGGGCTTGGACAGCCAGCACTACCTACTACATTGATGACGTTGTACGATACGGCGGCCGCACATACATTTGTGCAGTGGGCCATGCATCTGCTTCCGATTTTAATACAGATTTAGAATATGTTCCAACAAAATGGAACCAAATGTCCGATGGTCAAGAATGGAAAGGAAATTGGACAATTTCTACTTTCTATAAACTTAACGACATTGTTAAGTATGGTGGATTATTATATCTATGTAAAGATAGTCATACATCTACATCTAATCTAGCATTAGGCCTTGAAGCAGATCAAGATTTGCCTAGCCAAACAAATTCTAAATGGGAATTGTTTGCTGAAGGGTTTGATTGGAAAACTGACTGGACTACATCTACCCGATATAAAGTTAATGACCTTGTAAGATACGGCGGATATACTTACGTATGTAATGAAGGACACACCTCAGCATCATCTACAGCATCAGGATTAGAAGCAGACCAATCTAAATGGGATGATTTTAATCAAGGATTAGAATATAAATCTGCTGGTTGGGTTTCCGGTACCCGATATAAGAAAAATGATGTTGTTAAAGAAGGTGCAGGACTTTGGATCTGTACAACATACCATACTGCCGCAGGAGCATTCTTAACAGATCAATCTGCGGGACGTTGGTCACAATTTGTAAAAGGGTTTGAATTTGAAAACGATTGGAATTCAGCTACTTTATACCAACCAGGTGACGTAGTACGTTACGGTGGTAATCAATATGTGGCTAAAACTGTACATACAGCCGCAGCAGCGACAGAAACTCCTCCAACACAGACATCAAGATGGGATTTATTTGCGCAAGGCTTTAGATATCAATCAGATTGGGCTAACTCGACCTCTTATAAAATTGGTGATGTGGTTAGATTAAACGGCTACACTTATCTAGCAGCATCAGATTCGCCAAGCATCACAACAACCGTAACAGGATCAAATGTAAGCGGCTTATTTACTTGCTCTAGTACAGCAGGATTTGTTGTTGGAATGACTGTGAAATTTACAGGAACAACATTTGGCAATGTGTTTACAGGTGGTACATATTATATTAAAACAGTTCCTGTAGGAGGAACAACATTTACCGTAAGTACTACTTTGGGCGGTTCAACATTTACACCTACTTCAACATCGGGTTCGATGACTGCAACAGTATCAGCAGCACCACCTAATGCAACATACTGGGCAAAATTAAATTCAGGTGTTAAGTGGCAAGGTGAGTGGTTAGATGATACCGAATATCAATTAGGTGACGCAGTTAGATACGGCTCTAATGCATATATTTGTGTACAGACACATCGTTCAGAAGCAGACGATGCGTCGACAGTAGGGTCACAAGGTGGCGGTCAATCTAATAGCCGTCCTGATAGAGACTCAACAGGTACATATTGGAATTCATTAGCCCTTGGTAGTGAAACAACAGCATTAACTACCCGCGGCGATATGGTGTACTACGGTGGCGCAGGACCAACTAGATTACCAATTGGACTTGAAGGTCAAGTATTACGATCTTCAGGAACTGATCCAGAATGGGTAACACTTGGTAAAGTAGACCATGTCTATTATGTAGCACCTCAAGGCACAGACGGCCCAGCACCAATCCACGGTTGCACATTAGATAAACCATGGGCAAGTATTCGATATGCTTGTGAACAAATTGAAAAAGGTTGCAGAAATCCTAATGCACAACGTTTACTAGAAATGAATCGTGTATTCATTCAACGTGAAGTTACAGAATGGATTGACCGTCAAGTTTCAACTAATACTGCACCATTTACATCAGCATTTGATTATGACGAATATAAATGTGAACGTGATACAGGATTTTTAGTCGACAGACTAATATGGGATATTGGTCACGGAGGCAACTTAAAAATGTTAGCGGCATCGTTAAGCTACATTAATGCATTAGCTGGTGCTGACTTATATGCAACAGCAGCTGACGAAAATGGAACCGGTACTTACACTAAGTTAAGTGCAGAAGGTACCAAAGACGTTGCGGCATATAATTACATGCTTGAAGTTATTACAGCAGTTCTTAATAATCAAGCGCCAGCAACAAATTATCAAGTATTGAATGGTGACAATTCAACATCAACAGTGGCTCAATATATTGATACTGACTACACTGCTGAAGCTGGAGTTATTGATACTGTTACTGATTTAGTCGGTATTGTAACTACTGCATTAACTGACCAAACAGCAACAAACTTACCAGCACGTTTAGTTCCAAACAATACCATTAACGTTAAGAGCGGTAGATATCGCGAAACGTTACCAATTATTGTTCCAGCAGAAACAGTAGTGCTAGGCGACGAAGTTCGTTCAACAAATGCAGGACCTGCAGGCAGTTTAATAGACATCTCTGATGCATATTATTCTGTAACGGCATTGGGCAGATTAAGCACTGTCATTGGACAGATTGTTACAGGCGCAACAGTTTCTAAATCAACTGGCAATGCGTACACACAGGATCAAAACTGGCCGTATGCTAGCTCAACTGAAGCAACATTGGCTAGCAGTTTAGTTAATGTAATGAAATATCAAGTTGATTCTCGATTAGGTACAATGCACGTATCAACATTAACAGATCCTACAGGATACAATGTTGGATATCTAACAGGTTACAGTGATGCTAGAAAATTAGTCAGAGAAAATAAAAAATTCTTGCAAGAAGAAGTTATTGCATACCTAGCAGCTAACTATCCTAGTAGCAAGTATGGAAAAACAAAAACACGTAGAGACGTTGGATATATTGTTGATGCTGTATTATACAGTTTAACTTACGGCGGCAATTCGATGAGTATACAAGCAGGCCTTGCATATTTTGATGCTGAAGGTAGCACAAATTTAATTCCTGCAAGTATTAAGGCACTAACACTAGCATCAATTAGTTTCTTAAAAACAAGAATGCAATCAGTTTCTACTAGCAGTGCAATTACTCCTTTACAAACAACAGTACCGCAATATACTGACACCGCAGGTTCAGCAGGAGCTTCTGCATTAATTGGATCTAATATTGATATTATATATAATCTAATTAACGGCGGAAGTACAACCTCTGCTCCAAACCTTACAATTACTTTAATTGCTGGGACAACAACATTAACGTCAACAGGCCATACGCTGGCAGTTGGTGATACAGTTGTTCCAAGAACTACTGCTAACGGATTAACAGCTGGTACAAAATATTATGTTAAAACAATTGCTACTAACACCTTTACGTTAGCTGCAAGTTTTAACGGTACAGCAATTACAAGTTTTAGCAACGGAGTTATTAGTGTAATAGCAGACATCGTATCGCAACCAGCAGCAACTAATGGGGTAACAACAACTACAGCCTTAATCGCAGCTTACACAGCACTAACAGCACAAATTCCTACTATCGGTACAGGAGCAATTGCTACAGTTAATGCTGCATACCCAACATTGAGCTACAGCACAGCTAAAACATCACGAGATGTTGCAATTGTTCTTGAAGCAGTTGGTTATGACTTTATGTTTAACAGCAATTACAGAACTGTTAAAGCTGCATTGGCATATTTAAGAGCCAATTCAGTAGAGTTGTATACAACAACAAACTTAAAAGCAGCTACCAGAGCAGCGTTGAGTTATGCTAAGACTCAAGCTAAGGCTAATGTTGGCGGGGATGCTACTGCACAAGCTCGTATTGAAACATTAATGACATTAGTTGACGATATTGTGTTTGGCGCAGCCGATGAAGGTGATGTTTGTCAAACAGAATTACGTAGTAGAGATTGGGCTTGCTTACAACTTGAACGCAATAGAGACTTTATTGTTGAAGAAGCTCGTGCATATATTGCTAGCACCTTTACAGGTACAGTAACAGCATCAAATACAACTACTGATATATTTACAATCAGCAGCACAAGTTGGTTGAAACGAAATGCAGCTATTCAGTTTACTGGCTCTGTATTTGGTGGGGTGGTATCTGGTAGAACTTACTATGTTCAAAACGTAGTTAGCGCAACTACATTTACTATTGCTACTACAAGAGATGCTACAACAGCATTTAATTTAACAACAGTGGCTAGCGGATCAATGACAGTGGCGTTTGTTTATAACAGCGACTTCTGTTTAAGAGATGTTGGAACATACATTGATGCAATTAAATGGGACATGAAATGGTCATCTAACTACAAATCAAGATTTGTAGCAAGATACTATGCTAATGCAGTTACAGGTAGTTATGAAGAAGATATGTACTACCTACGTAATGGTACTGGTATTAGAAATCAGACGTTAGAAGGACTAAACGGAGATTTAACACCAGAAAACACATACGGTACAAGTCGTGTTACAGCGGGTGCATACGTGTCATTAGATCCGGGTTGGGGTCCAGATGACTTCCGTACATGGATTACTAATCGTTCACCATATGTACAAAATAATGCGTGTTTTGGTAATGCTGCAATTGGTCAAAAAATTGATGGTGCGTTACACGCAGGCGGTAATGATTCTATTGTATCAAATGACTTTACACAATTAATCAGCGATGGTATTGGTGCATGGGTAACTAACAATGGACGTGCAGAACTTGTGTCTGTGTTTACATATTACTCACACGTTGGTTACTTATCAGAAGCAGGCGGACGTATTCGTGGTACTAACGGTAACAACTCCTACGGTGACTTTGGTTCTGTAGCAGAAGGATATGATGTTACAGAAGTTCCAGGAACTGGATTAGTCGATAATCGCAACTTTAGAGCAACAGTTGGTCAAGTAATTACTGACGGTGCGCAACAAGTTCTTAATTTTGAATTTGACAATGCAGGATCTAATTATACTGAAGCATCATGGTTGATTAGCGGTGCAGGTACTAATGCAGCAGCTCAAGCAGATGAGTTCCGTGACGGAGCAGTATTCCAAGTTCGACTATTAGATAACGTAGACGATAGTACAAGTGCTCCAGAAGCTGATGGTAATTTTGGTGGGTACGGATATGTATCAAATGCTAATACAGCACAAAGTGGTACTACAACACAAATTACTATTGCAGCTACAGACGGCGAATTAAGTTTTGCTTATGTTGGCATGAAGATTGTCCTAACAGGTGGTACCGGAGTTGGCCAATACGGTATTATTGCAACATATAATGCAGGTACAAAAGTAGCAACTGTTAATAAAGAATCTACAGGAGCAGCTGGATGGGATCATATTATTCCAGGTACTGTAATCACAGCGCCAGATGCTTCAACAACTTACGTAGTTGAGCCACGTATCAGCTTTACGGCTCCAAGTTATTCATCAACAGCAGCAACTTTAGCAACAAGTTTAACATATACAGATGTTCGTTATGCTAGATTGGTTAAAACATACGTTGGTGCTACAGGAACAACTAGCGGTAGCGGTACTGGTGCTACATTTAGAGTAACAAGAAAAGGTACAAAATATCAAACAGTAACTAGCATCGCAACAGGTACTGGATATGCAAGACTAAACACTATTACAATTGCTGGAACTAGTTTAGATGGATTATCCACAGCTAATGATTTAGTCATTACAATTACCGCAGTTAACAGCGCAACTGGTGCAATTCAAGCATTTGAATTTGCAGGAACAGCAGCCGGCGGCAATTATGTTGCTATATCTTCAGGCACACAAACTATTAATACGTCAACCGACGGGGTTACGTGGACTCAAAGATTATTGGCATTACCAAGCGCCAGCAACTGGTCAGCAATTGCTACAGGTAAATTAACAGCTGAAGAAAGCGCAGGATCATTTGTTGTTGGTAGATCTTATACTATTACTACAATAGGTGACACAGGATGGACTGCTATTGGTGCAAGTTCTAACGCAGTAGGCGAAGTATTTGTTGCTACAGGAGTTGGTACAGGTTCTGGTAAAGCAACACCAAATGCTAGTCATATTGTAGCCGTTTCAACAAGTACAACAGTAAACGCATATTCTAAAGACGGCGGCATTACATGGACAGCAGGTGGTGCATTACCAGCAGGCATGTCAGGCAGAGCTTCAGCAGTATGGTATGGTGATGGTCGTTGGGTAGCTGTTAGCTCATCAGCGACAGCAACAGCATACAGTACTAATGGTGGTATATCATGGACGGCAGGCGGTGCATTACCAACTTCAACTACCTGGACTGGTGTTGCTTACGGTAAAGGTGTTTGGATAGCAGTTGCTAGCGGTGGTACTAATTGTGCATACAGTTTAGACGGAGGCCTAAACTGGTCAGCTGGATCTGGACTAACAAGTTCTAACTGGACTGCTGTTACATTTGGTAATAATCGATTCGTTGCAGTTTCAAATACAAGTGGAACAGCAGCCGCATACAGTCTTGATGGTATTGCATGGACAGCCACTACAGTTCCATCAGCACAATATACTGATGTACACTATGGCCAAGGTGTGTTCTTAGCAGTTTCACAAAGCACACAAGCAGCAAGTTCTGAAGATGGTATTATTTGGACTAGCCGTACAACATCAACGGCAGCTAATGGATTTAGTGCAACAGCATTTGGAAATCCAAATCAAGTTGGTACATGGGTAGCAATTCAAAGAAGTACTGCGTCGACCGTAGCTAGTACAATTAACCTTGGTGCTACAGCTAGAGCACGTTCATATGTATCTCTAGAGAAAATATATGCGATACGCATAACAGAACCAGGTTCTGGATATACAGTTGCACCAACGATGACTATTACAGATCCAAGTAATATCTATGACGCACCATTTACAGTAAGAATTGGTAACGGTGCACTGGCTAATCCATCGTTTAGTAATCGTGGAACTGGATACACCGCAGCAGCAGCCGATATTTTAACAGGTGATGGCTATGGTGATTTCTATCAAGACGGTCAGTATGTTGCTGTTAAACGTTTAACAACATTCCCAACAGCAGGATCAAACGTTGTATTTGGACATTTACCAAATCAAACATTTAAGTTAGTCAACGTTCTTACACAGTTAGGATCATATCCAGGTTCATATTCAGCATTCTTCCAGATTGCTCCAAATATGAAAATATTCAGTACTGCGGAACATGAACAAACAGTCACAACAAGACTTCGTTATAGTCAAGTACGTTTAACTGGACACGACTTCTTAGATATTGGTACAGGTAGTTTTGCTGAAACTAACTATCCAGGCGGTGAACCAGATAACGAGCCAAATCAAGCCAATGAAACTATAGATTCAAACGGTGGACGTTGTTTCTATACATCAACTGACCAAGACGGTAACTTTAGAGTTGGTGAATTGTTTACTATTGAACAATCAACTGGTGTTGCAACATTAAATGCTGATGCGTTTAACATTGCAGGTTTGCAAGAACTTACACTAGGTGAAGTATCGTTAGGTGGTGGATCAGCAAGTATTACTGAGTTCTCAACAGATCCATTCTTTACAGCAAATAGTGATAGTATTGTTCCAACACAGCGAGCTATTAAGGCCTACATCAGTTCACAAATTGGTGGCGGTGGTGCATCATTAAACGTAAATAGCGTTACAGCAGGTTACATCTACATTGCAGGTCAAGAAATCACTACAACAACAAACGGTACAATAGCTATGAGAGCTAACTTTAACTTCCAAGGCGGCGTAATTGGTTTACCTGTAGCCTGGAACTACTTTTTGAACTAAATACAACGGAGAAATAACATTATGGCAACAGGAAGATTAGGAAATTTAGATTTAGGCGCAGCAGCAGATACCCCTCTGTATGTTTGCCCATTAAACACGTTTACCGTATTAACGATTAACATGGTCAATAGAGCTGCAACCCCAGCAACTGTAAGAATTGGAGTTTGTACAGGAGCAACCATTGGAAATTCAGAATATATTGAGTACGATGTTGAGCTTGTGGGTAAAGGTGTTATTGAAAGGACCGGTATTGTAGTAACTTACGGTCAACAGGTAGTTGTGCGATCAAGTGCAATTAACGTAACTGCTGTAGCTTACGGTATTGAAACCGCTACCGCATAACAAGGATAAATCATGGGAAGACAGATAGCAAAAGGATCACAACCTATCGTAGTATTAGGTTTACCTACACAAGAGGTAAACAGCTCTATTACGCTAAGTTCAAATAAAATGTATCTAGTTGATACCACTAGTGCTGCGTTAACATTAACATTGCCAGCTAATCCGTCAATAGGCGACATTGTTGAAATTATTGATGCTAAAGGACAGTTTGCTACTAATAACTTGACGGTAAATCCCGGAACACTAGCAAAAATAATGAGACAACCAGCCGCTGATACTATGGTAGTTAGTGTAGCTGGCGCTGCATTTAGTCTTGTATATTACGATTCAACTAATGGCTGGTTACTAGAAGGCGTCTAATGGCAACATTTAATTATAATAGCTTTAAGAAAATATCCGGCGCAGGCCTTGTTGACGGAACTATTGCTGATGCTGATATTGCAGCAGGTGCTATTACAGATACAAAAATTCTAGCTCTAAATATAACTGGAGCTAAAATTGGTGCTTTACAAGTTACTGATACAAAAATAGCAGCAACAACAGTAACATCAGCAGCGATGGCTGCAAGTGCAGTAGATATATCTGGGGCAAAGGCCACAGGTACCCTTCCAGTTGCACGTGGCGGAACCAATCTTAGCACTATGTCAGCTAACGGCGCTATTATGGTTAATAATGCTGGTACTGCTCTTGAATATGGTGGCAGCGGATTAATATCGTGTAGTGTATTCACATCAGGCGGTACCTGGACACGTCCAGCAAACTGTACTCGTGTTAAAATTCAATTAGTCGGAAGTGGCGGCGGTGGCACAGGTCACGGCGAAGCTGGCGGAAGTGGCGGGTATGCAGAAAGATATCTTGATGTAACAGGTATTTCATCAGTTTCAGTAACTATTGGTGGCGCAGGTGGGGGAGTTAACTATCATAATGTAGGTGGAGCTGGTGCTGCTGTTAGTTTTGGCCCATACCTATCAGCAAGTGGTGGTGAAGGCGCACGAAATGTAGGTGGACATACAGGTGGGCGTCCAGGCATTGGGTCAGGCGGCGAAATAAATTTATACGGATCGGGCGGTAGTGGACATACTCACTATGGCGGCGGTCAGGGTGGTCGTAGTTTCTTTGGTGGACCGTCAATTGGAGTACATCATGAATCACCAAATACAGCAACATATCAAGATTGGGCTGCCCCTGGCGCTGGCGGCACGGGCGGTGCTCAAGCTAGACACACTGGTGCAAACGGAAAGACTGGAATCGTAATTGTTTGGAACTTTAGATAGGATAATACATGGCAACATTTAATTACAATTCGCTAAAAAAGATTACAGGTGAGGGATTACTTGACGCCACTATTGTGGCCGCAGATATTGCTGATAATAGTTTAGTAACAGCTGACTTTGCCTCAAACTCAGTAACTACAGCCAAACTTGCTGCTACCACTATTGCAACAAGTAACATTGCCGACACTGCTGTAACTGCTGCAAAGATGGGGACAGGATCTGTAGACATCTCAACTACAGTAGCTACAGGAACACTGCCATATACACGTGGTGGTCTAGGACAAACTGCGGTATCAGGTAATGCTAATCGATCAGTAATGGCAAATACTTCAGGAAATGCTACAGTATTTCAAGATGCAGGGCTAGTGTCAATGCAGGTGTTTACATCAGGTGGTACTTGGACACGCCCAGCAGGAATTACTAGAGTTCGAGTACAAGTAGTAGGTAGCGGTGCCGGCGGCACAGGTCACGGCGAAGCTGGCGGCAGCGGTGGATTTGCGGAAAGATATCTTGATGTTACAAGTATTGCATCAGTTTCAGTAACTATTGGCGGTAATGGTGGCGGAGTTAACTACCATAATGTTGCCGGTGGTGGATCAGCATGTAGTTTTGGCCCATACCTATCAGCAAGTGGCGGTGAAGGAGCTCGCAACGTTGGTGGACATACAGGTGGGCGTCCAGGCATTGGGTCAGGTGGTGATGTTAATTTATATGGTGGCGGCGGAGCAGGACATTGCTTACACGGTGGAGGCCTTGGCGGATTTTCATATTTTGGTGGTTCGGGCGTTGGCGCACACGCAGAAGAATTCGGTGGACCTGGAGGTTACGAAGGGTGGGCATCTCCGGGAGCAGGTGGCACAGGCGGATCACAAGGTCGCCATAGAGGTGCAAGTGGTTCAACTGGCATGGTAGTTGTATATGAATATCGATAGGATTACAAAATAAATGGCTACCTTTAATTATAACTCACTAAAAAAGATTACAGCAGCAGGTATTGTTGATGCTACAATTACATCTGCTAAATTTGCAACAGATTCTGTTATTACATCTAAAATACAAGATGGGCAAATTGCAACAATTAAAATCGCTGACGCCAATGTTACCGGTGCAAAACTTGCAAATACATCAGTAACCGCAGCAAAATTAGCAGCAAACGCTGTAGATTTAAGTACAACCACAGTAACAGGTACATTGCCAATTAGTAAAGGTGGTACAGCATTAACAACGGTAGGCGCTGCTAACAGAACTCTTAGAGTAACTAATGCTGCTGATGCATACGAATATGCATTTTCAGATTTAGTTTCTATACAAATTTTTAATTCAAGTACTACTTGGTCTAGACCTACTGGCATTACAAGAATTAGAATTCAATTAGTAGGACCCGGTGGCGGGGGATCAGGACACGGTGAAGCCGGTGGTGGGGGCGGATTTTCAGAACGCATGTTAGACGTTACAAGCATTTCTTCAGTATCAGTTACTGTAGGAACAGGTGGTGGTGGTGTTAACTATCACAACGTTGCCGGCACTGGCAGCGGTGCTACAAGTTTTGGACCATACCTATCAGCAAGCGCAGGCGAAGGCGCCCGTGCAATTGCCGGACACTCTGGTGGTCGTCCGGGTGTTGGTAGTGGCGGCACAATGAATTTATATGGTGGTGGTGGGTCAGGACATATTAACCACGGTGGTGGTGAAGGTGGCTCAAGCTATTTTGGTGGTAGTGCTATTGGAGTTCACAACAACTCCCCGCACACCTACGATCAAGAAACACAAGCAGCACCAGGATCAGGAGGCACAGGTGGCGCACGAGATCACGGTCGCGGCGCAAACGGAAGAAACGGTATGGTTATTGTATGGGAGTACAAATAAAATGAAAAGAGTATTAGTAGATTTTAAGGGCAGTGTACAAGCTATTGCAAATCCTGGGGAAGAACATGAAATTTATGAAGGCCCTGGCGCTGCAATTAGATGGGTAAATTGCGATAGTGACAACGTAAACCCGTCATGGATTTTGGTAGACGGTAATTGGTTGCAAGATGTTGCTGCACCTCCATCATATGGAATGTTAAGAAAACAAGCGTACGGAGAAATTAACGATCAATTGGATATGTTGTATAAAGATATGATAAACAACACTTCAAATTGGGTTGATCATATTACTACCGTTAAAGCCACAGTTCCTGGACCAAATAGCGACGAAGCAAGAGAAATGTACGCCGCTAGACCACCAATTAAATGGTGTTCATTGGAGTCGCCAGCATGGACTGATGTTAACAACGCAGAAGTTCCAGGATTGTTATATGTAGTTGGTCTTAAAGAAACAGTAGAACTGCCAAGCAACCAATAATTGTAGTCATATAAAAAAGAGGTGATAAGTAGATGTATGCTATCACCTCTTTTTGCCATCAAAATTTATAAAGAATCTCTAGCATTAGATGATTCAATTCAATCTGCTATGAGAGAATACCTCTTAAATGTATTTGACAAAATATCAACATCTCATTGTTTAGAAAAAGATGGTGGAAAAAGTACACATCAACTAGCTCGAGAGTTACATAACAATGAAATATTTCAACCGTTATGCAATTTAATTTTCAATCACGCATCAAACTATTGGAATGAATTAGGGCTATCATATTTTTTAGAACCTAAAATAGTAAGTATGTGGGCAAATTTACATACCAACGGCTCCTGGACTGACGTGCATTCCCATCTAGGGCACACGTTAGTTGGCTGTTATTATTTAGATTATACAGAAAACAGCGGTGATTTAATTTTCTTAAATCCCTTAGAGTATCATTACCATTCATTTCCGTTTTCTGAGGAAGGTAAAGACCTATGTATGGAATATCCTGCAGGAATTAGACAACACGATCTTGTATTATTTCCAGGATTCTTAAAACATAGAACTAATACAAACAATACAACTATTTCTAGAATTTCAATAAATTTTAATATAGATTTTCAAGCTATTCCTCCAGTGGAATATACATTTTAAGGTATCATATGCTTATTAATAATATTTGTATTTTAGGAGCAGGAACTAGTGGACTAATATCTGCACTAATCTTAAAAAAATCGTACCCAGAACTTGACATTACTATTATAAAATCTTCTATTGTCGACATAGTTGGAGTAGGTGAAGGCAGCACCGAACATTGGGCTGAGTTTATGCGATACGTTGGTATCGATGTTGTTGAGCTAATTAAAGAAACAGACGCAACATTTAAGTACGGTATTAAATTTGACAATTGGAATGGTGATAAGAAAGAATATATTCATGGGGTGATTACAGAATTCACACAACAAACAACATTGGGGTATCCGTATCTATATCATAAATTATTAGTTGACAACGTTGAACCGTTGAAATGTGTTGGCGACTATATTGCAAACAGCGAGCATTATTATCCTTTCGAATTTTCAGCGAACCAATTTCACTTTGATACCTTTAAGCTCAACGAATTTTTACAAAAAAAATGTTTAGAGGCAGGTGTAAGCATTGTAGAAGATACTATTACTTCTGTTGAAACAGATGACAACGGCATTAGTAAAATATTTGGAGAATCAAATTCTTACACATCAGAGTTTTATATCGATTGTTCGGGATTTCATAAGGTATTAACTAAAAAATTAAATGCAGAATGGGTAGACTGTGCAGAATTTCTACCAGTAAATTCTGCAATAACATTCCCAACAGAATTTACAGACGACCAAGAAATTCCTTCTTATACTAAAGCCACTGCCCTTAGTGCTGGATGGGTATGGCAAATTCCTACGCAACATAGATTTGGTAACGGATATGTATACTGTGATAAATTTATCGACGAAGAAACTGCTATTAAAGAAGTCGAAGAACTATATGGACAAAAACTTAATATTGTAAAAAGATTTAAGTTTTCTGCAGGTTATGCAAAGACTCCGTGGATAAAAAATGTATGTGCTATCGGTTTGTCTGCTAGTTTTATTGAACCACTAGAGGCCACAAACATAGGAACTGCAATACAACAAGCATTTTCATTAAGTACTTGCTTACCTGCATGGGGATTAACCAATACTACTATATCAGAAATTTATAATGCACAATTCGTTGATGTATTTCAAAATACTATAGATTTTGTGCAATTGCATTATCTAACAAAACGAGAAGATTCAGATTTTTGGAAGTATTGTAAAACACTCAAGTTAACTGAGTTTAATGCAAAAACATTGTCAATGTATAAAGAAAATATGCCGTTATCAACAACGTTCGCAAAACCATATATATTATTTAGAAATCATAATTGGTTTTTAGTTCTTAATGGACTAGGACATTTTGATAGAGAAAAATTAATAGCAAAGTGGCATAACATGCCAGCTGACTTACAGCACGAGGCTGCAATAAAACTATTTGTAATTAAAGCAAAAGACGATTCAGAACAGCCGCTTAAACATAGAGATGCACTTGAAATGATCATGAAAAGGAAAATAACGTAATGCCAACAATCAAAAAAGTTTTAATAGTAGGCGGCGGATCAACCGGCTGGATGACGGCTGCATATCTATCTAAAAAATTAAAATTTTTAGATATAACATTGATCGAATCTAAAAAAATAGGAACCATCGGAGTAGGAGAATCTACGCTTGGGCACATAAATGTATTTTTAGATTCATTGGGATTAAAAGACGAAGATTGGATGAGTTTTTGTAACGCTACCTATAAAACTTCAATCAAATTTACAGATTTCAGAGAAAAAGACAGCGGATCTTTTCATTATCCGTTTGGAAATTTTGATACTGCTGATTGTTATAATGGAATTATGGATTGGTTCCACTATCAAGCATATTCGGGAAAAAAATTACCACCTAGCGATTTTGCAGAGATGTTTGTTAATCAAGTATTAATGACTGACAGAAACAAATTAACTAAAAATGAAGAAGGTAAAATTAGAGGGTTTGATTTCCATCTTAACACTGCATATCACATGGATGCCGAACGATTCGGAGTTTACCTAAAAGAAAAAATAGCCATTCCGAATGGAGTGACTCACATACAAGACACGATTGTTGATGTAAAACAAAATGAGCTAGGAGAAGTTTCTGAAATCATTACCGAAGATGGTCGACACTTAACAGCCGATTTATACATTGATGCATCGGGCTTCAGAAAAATATTAATTGAAAAGGTAATGAAAACAAAATTTTTAAGTTTTGATGATGTATTACTAAACGATCGAGCATTGGCTGCTAGAGTGCAATATGTTGATCGAGAAAATGAAATGCACTCTGTAACTAATTGTACCGCTATCGAAAATGGATGGGTGTGGGACATTCCGTTATATACCCGACGAGGTACAGGTTATGTACATTCGAGTAAATTTGCAGATAGAGAACAAGCAGAAAAGGATTTTAGAAAACATTTAGCGATTAGGCTAGGCGAAAAAACTGCCGAGGAAACAGAATTTAATTATATCGAGATACGCCACGGTGTCCAAGACGAACCTTGGGTTAAAAACGTCTGCGCAATGGGCCTAGCATTAGGATTTATTGAGCCGTTAGAATCTACTGGACTATTAACAACACACGAAAATATCATGAGGCTAAGTGATACTCTATCACGTAGAGACGGGTATGTAAATCAATTTGACATCGACGGGTGGAATTTTGCTGCAAGAGAAGAACTTGAAGGATTCAAACAATTTGTATCCTTACACTATGCTATGAGTCAACGATCAGATACTGAGTATTGGCGCCACGCAACAAATAAAATTAGATATGTTCCAGAAGCGTTTGATCTTAAAGTAAACTTTAGAAGAAATGCTCAAGAAACTATGTTTAGAATAAATTCAGAAAAATCTTTAAGATGGGATACGCCCGTGGGAGAAACATTTATTATGGCTGGAATGGGGCTAAATCCCATCTCTGAATCGTATGCGAATTTAGTAGAGTTTAGATCACCGAATGCTGAAAAAATTTGGAACGAAGTTCGAGCAAACTACGAGCTTCGAAAATCACAGGTACTAGAATATATTGATACTTTGCCAACTCATTATCAGTTCCTAAAAGATAACATTTATCATGACTAAGTCTGTAGTTATTTTAGGTGGAGGCACAGCAGGATGGCTATCGGCTATCTTTATAAAAAACTACTGGCCTGATTTAACAGTGACGGTAATTGAGGATCCTAAACGCCCTCCAATTATTGCAGGAGAAAGCGGAAATCTTCCAATCAACGGAATATATAATAACCTAGGCATCGACATCATTGATTGGGTCAAAGAAACAGGAGCTACCCCAAAACAAGGCGGGGAGTTTTATAACTGGAACGGTAAAGGTCATAAATTTTATCACTCACTGTTTTCCGAATATTACACTGAATGGGCAAAAACATTCCCAAGTAAAAAAGAAAGATATTTTTATTTTAGAGAACTAATAGGCTCGGGTATAACTCCCTGCGACATTCCTCATAGCGGACAGTGTGTTAAAGAAAATTTAGTTCCATTTGATACCAATACAAATCAAATAGGTCCGTCTATGTGGCATTTTGATTCACGAGCTAATGCTGCATACTTAAAAAAGATTGGGCTATCTAGAAACATATCACTTATAGAAGGTGAATATCAGAAGTCAAATCTTGACCACCAAGGAAATATTGAATCGTTAGTGCTAGATAACGATCGAATAGTTCCACTTGACTGGGCAATAGATTGCTCAGGATTTGCAAGACTGCTATTAGAAAAAGTAATGAATGTAGGAAAAACAGAATACGCTGACATCTTTCCAGCAAGAGCAGTGATAGCTTGGTGGGATAAGCCAAAATTTAATTCAGCTACAATAGCAACAGCAATGGATGCCGGATGGAGTTGGCAAATTGGTATTAAGCAAAGGACCGGACAAGGATATCTGTATGATCCAGACATTTTAACTCCTGAGCAGGCTCTAGACGAAATTAGATCTAAATTTGGTGAACATGCAGAACCAGTTGCATCTATAAAGTTTAGTCCATGTGTATTAGATCAAGTCCAGAAGAATAATGTAATAGGACTTGGGTTGAGCACTGGCTTTTTAGAACCATTAGAAGCTAACGGAGTTGGAATTATTACTGACTCTTTAGAGATCCTTAGAAGGGTGTGGAATCCATGGGTAGACGCTAGCGAGTTTCCTAAAGAATTTAATCAATCAGTAGCAGAAAGTTATGAAGCAATAAAGAATTTTTTATCATTGCATTATAGAGGAAAAGGATTAGAAACTAAATTTTGGAAAGAACATCAAACCAATCCTAGCAGAATACCAGAGTCATTGACTGCGAGATTAGAAGAAATAAAACAATTTTACCTCACAGGAAAAATTAACTTAAACAACTACTCTAGACAATATTCATTAGAAAGCTGGATAACAGTAGTTGATGCATTGGGATTAATCTCGCCAGCTCTAGTAGCAAAGCACGAATCTAACGAATATATATTAAGATACTATGCTAGACAAAAAGAGCGCAATATGAAAATATGCAAAGACTATATAGGAATTGAAGAATGGGCTCAGAAGTTTTAACCAAAGAATTTACAACAGCAACAAACAAGAAGATATACGTATTTGAGAACTTGTTTGACTTTGCAACACGCAGTCAATTTTACAATTTTGCAATAACATCGATGTTTAAGATTGACGGTACAGATAGCAAACTTTTAGAAAATAAAGAACACTTATCGTTAGTATCGGTGTATACACCGTTCGATGTAGATCGACTTGAGATTTTAAGAAGACTTCCTGCAGAAATATTAGAAAAATTTAATATATCAAATGAAACCATGCAGCATGCTATGATTAATCTATGCTCACCCGCAGATAGATTTCATACACACGTAGATAACAATCTTGAAAATAGTTGGACTCTTGTATACTATCTAAATTTAGAATGGAGTCCTGAATGGGGCGGTGAAACTATTTTTCTTAACGAGGACGGAACGGACTTTGAGTATGTGTCACAATTCAAGCCAGGAAAATTAATTATATTTGATCCAAGAATTCCGCATATGATTAGACCATCAACAGTTCTTGCACCACATTTTAGATTTACATTTGCAGCAAAATTTGTAGCATAGGATAACTTAAGGATTATATGAAAATAGCAATTATAGGTGTTGGAACCGCAGGAGTACATACTCTGTGTTATTTGTCAGCACATCTGCCTAACGACTTTGAAATATATTCTATTCACGATCCTGATATTAAAATTTTAGGTATTGGCGAAAGTACTACAACTGCGTTGCCACAAGCACTATGGAAAGGTGCCGGATTTACAATGTTGGACAATGCCGATGATCTTGATGCCACAACTAAGCACGGTGTAAAATATATCAACTGGACTCCAGAGCCGTTCAATACTCACATACTTCCGCCCTTTTTTGCCATGCATTTTAATAATTTTAAGTTAGGTGAAGTGGTCATTAAAAAATTAAAATCTAAATGGGGCAAACGATTCACGGCACTTGAAGGAAAAATTGAAGACCTAAAGCAAGATGCCGATAAAGTTGAAATGCTAATCAACGGCGTTCCACACACCTTTGATTATATTGTAGACTGTCGTGGGTATCCAGACGACTATACTGATTATGAAATTTGTAAGGATCTCCCAGTTAATCATGCACTAATACATACTATAGAAAAACCCGGTGATTGGAATTATACCTATCACCAAGCACATAAAAATGGTTGGATGTTTGGTATTCCTTTACAGACTAGGCAAGGATGGGGGTATTTGTTTAATGATACTATTACAACTAAAGAAGAAGCTATGGAAGAAATGGCAGAAATCTTTAACACAACTGTTGACGGATTAAACTTAAGAGAGTTTTCTTTCAAAAATTACTATTCTAAAAAACCATTAGATGGAAGAATTTTTAAGAACGGAAACCGCGCATTATTTTTTGAACCGCTTGAAGCATTGTCGGGATACTATTATGATTCTGTATGTGTTAAAATAGTAAATTTCTTTACTGTAGAGGGACACACATTAGATGAGTTAAATCATAGATTAGTAGAAGAAGCACAAAAATATGAAAACTTTATTCATTTTGTTTATAACAAAGGTTCGGTATTTGACACGCCATTTTGGAAAATTACAAAAGAAAAAACTCAAAATCATTTAGACAACAGCCCTTTATGGAAAGAACACATTAGTGCTTGTAAACTATTAAATTATCTTAATCAAAATGATGAAGCAATTATAATGGGGCCAGTTAGTATTTTTCTTTGGAATTTATTAGACGAGAAAATGAGACACCTGGAAATTTTTAATGGTTAACGATATAATTGTTTTAGACAATGTAATTCCATTGCAGTATCAAGATGCAATTGAACAGTTCATGCTCAGTGATGGAAGCATTCCGTGGTATCTGCAGAATGATATTACCTATGCTGATAACAACGGTGAAAAGGTTGGGATTACACGCAAGTATCCTGCATTTGCTCATGTGTTCAAGAATGAAGACGGGCTTATAACTCAAAAATTAGATTTTTTATTACCGTTAGTGTATTCAGCCTGTGATAAAATTAATTTTAATATACAACACGTTTTTAGGGTTCGATCGTTCCTTCAACTGCCTACGTATTTGCCATCTATATCAAATAACCCACATATTGACATGCCTATGGAGCATCTGGTATGTCTATACTATGTAAACGATAGTCAAGGACCAACAACAATATATCAACAAACGTTGCAGAATGTTCCTGTAGAACAAGCAGGCATTACTAATTTTACTGCTATAAAAACTGTAGACCCTGTAAAAGGAAGATGTGTATTCTTTAGCGGCGCACACTATCATTCTAGTTCGTCTCCGGTCACTGATAAACGCTGCATAATAAATTTTGACCTAATATGATAGAAATGTGCTTTGGAGTACCTGTGTTTGTAGTTGATTGCAACGATGCTGACCTTAAGACATCGTTAGATGCCGAAACACAAACAGTATGTGATGAATATAAAAAATCTACCTTAAATAATCCTTGGGGTGGAAACATACTGACTACATTTAAGTACAATCAATCGAATCATATAATTCAAAATCATTGCCCAATATTAAAAAATCATATATTAGCATCTGTAAATACATTCTTAAATCAATTAGAAGTAAATCCTAAATATTCATATCTTAATATGTATGATTCATGGATTAACTATTCAGAAAAAGGAATGTATCAAGAATATCACTGTCACCCGTATAGTGATATTTCCGGCGCCTACTATGTACAGACGCACGAAAACAGTGGAGACATTCAATTTATGGCACCATCGAGTGCATACAATCATTCAGAGCTATGTTTAAGATCAAAATTTTTAACGTCAAACATCAAATATAAAGCTGTTACTAATCGATTGGTGTTGTTTCCATCGTGGCTGCAACATGGAACGTTACCAAATATTTCAGAAAAAGAAAGAATTTCAATTAGTTTTAACATTAAGTTGGTGCCATAGTATGTTTACTAATATTGTAAGCGAACCTATTTTTTCAAGTTTTATTTTTTCTTCAGAATTTGATATTGACAATACTGCTGTATTGCAAGAGTGTCTATTGAGAGAGAAAATAGAAGCAGGGTTATATGCTTCAAATAAAGGCGGCTTCCATAGTACAGCATCAAATCTTAACGATCCGCTATATCCAGCGTTGCAAAATCTTGCCAACACAGGAATAGAGTTTGCCAACGAAGTGTGTAAACAAATTAATATTACTAAACGTGTCGGAACAATTTCGTCATGGATTAATATTAATCGATCAACTCATTACAATGTGATGCATAGTCATAATACTAATATTTTAACTGGGGTATACTATGTTAAGGTTCCTGAGAATTCTAATAGTAATTTAATATTGTATAGAAATGACGGTGCTGATTATTTTGATAATGCATTTAGCGGAGATTTTATTCTTAAACCAGAAACAGGAAGAATGTATATATTTTCACCTTGGCTTAAACATTCGGTAACGGTAAACGATTCAAACGATGAACGTATTTCAATTGCATTTAATTTTATGTCTACAGATAAAGCAGCTAATTAAAGTATATGACAACTAATATGATAGAAATATATCCTAATGCATTTGATACAGAATATTGTCAAACTGTTATTGACATTTTTGAAAGGATGCATTCTGAAAAATTAACAATCCCTCAGCGCGGTCTTGAACGCAATTCAGATGACCGAGTAATGTATGATTGGTCCCCTCATAATCAAATGCATTATTACCATCATGATATTGTTAAACAATTCTATCAAACGTTACATCTTGGATATGAAAAATACGCCAGCAAATATGAAGTATTGCAACTCCTTGCACCGCATTCACCAAAAGGCATGTGTGTACAGCGAACCGCCCCAACTCAGGGATATCACACGTGGCATTGTGAATCAGCAGGCAATCCTAGCTCGTCTAGAGTCTTAGCTTATACCCTATATCTTAACGATGTAGAAGATGGTGGAGAAACAGAATACCTGTATCAGCAATTAAAAGTTAAACCTTCTACTGGCACTTTAGTATTATGGCCAGCTTTCTTTACACATCCTCATCGAGGTAATCCGCCATATTCAGGTAACAAATATATTATTACAGGGTGGTATACCTATGATCAATAATGTAGAAGATCTAGTATTAAACAATATTAGTTTATTACTAATGGATATTCCATCTGAACTGTTTGAATCTATCAAACTAGAAACAATCGATATAGAAAAAAATTATCGAGATAAAGAAAAATACTGGACAACATTGCATACTACGGGGTTATCGTCAACTGGCGTACCTACACACTTTAAGCTAATAGAAAATAATGAAAAATTCAAAAACTTTTTAGCAGATGCTGTTGCAGAATATTACGATAGGTCATTGTATCTACGAAGTTTGAATTACCTAAAAACTCAAGCACCGTTACACTTTCAAGATCCTTGGGTCAATTTACAAAAAGCCAATGAATTTTTTCCTAACCACCAACACGAAGGAATTTTAAGTTATGTCCTGTGGGTTAAAATACCAAAGGATACATCAAATTATAAATTTGCTGGAAAATTTGAAATTACCTATTCTGATATTTTAGGGAATACTCGACCTACTGAGTTTATAGTAGATAACACCTATGAAGGAAAACTTTTAATATTTCCAGCGATGTTAAGACATTGTGTATATCCGTTTTATAATTCTGATGATATTCGTATTTCAATTGCAGGCAACGTACTGTTGGGAGAATAAGATGAATGAAGATTTTACCGAAGTTATAGGAATATTTCCAACACCGTTATATTTTGCATTGTGTCAAAAAGATGTAGCGGAAGCAGTTGAGTTTTTAGATACTGCTAAATTGAGATCAAATAATGCCTACGAAAATGTACAGACATATGGATCTGTAAGTGAAGATACGTATATTTTAGATAATCCTAAGTGTAAGCTACTAAGAGATTTTATTATAACACATTTAGAAATCTATGCTCGTGAAGTACTTGCATACCGATTTGAAAAGATAGAATTGACACAAAGTTGGGTATCGATTAAAAACGTTAACGAGCAACACACATACCACCGGCATCCAAACAGTTTGATATCGGGATGCTTCTATTGGCAAGAGCCTCCGTTTGAACCGTTATCTTTTTTAAGACCAAGTAAAATAACGCAATTTGAGATTTGCCGTGACGCATCTATTGAAAATGACTTTGCTTGGGATTTTTATAAAGTTAACCCTAGGAAAAATACGTTATTATTATTTCCTAGTTATCTTAAACATGGGGTAGATAAAAATTCGTTCTCTACCCCAAGGAAATCGTTAGCTTTTAACTCTATGATAATTGGAAAAGTAGGATCTAACCCTAATTTATCTGAGCTAGATTTTAGTAGACTCTAAATATCTGCAGCGTAGCCTGATACAATTCTTCCTACAAAAATTTTAACGCCTTTAGATTCGCCTTGTTTAATAATCTCTACTTCTCTTTGTAATTCTGTTGATAACCCAGCAGCATACTCGTATGCCTTATAGTAGCGATCAAACGTTTTACCTTCTACAGTCCACATTGTTAATACTCCTTGTATCAAATAATATACTATATTTATACAACATCAAAATTAAGGATACATCTAGGGCCGTGTAACGGAGTTGAACTATTATGCAAATATCGCCCGTCAAATAGCACTACTCTTCCCTTTTTAGGTGTTACCGTTTGCTTAACGGGTAGTTTGTTGTGTTCTAAGCGAGTAATATCTATCCAGTTTTCCGTTGATTTATCATACATCCTATCATATATTATAGTATCACCATCACTGTCGGTTACGTAGTAAAGTACAACTAAATGAGGAATTTGACTATCGATATGTACATTGTTACTTCGGTCGCTGGTATCCATAATTATAGGCATTTGTAGGCAGCTTTTAATGTAGATAAAATCATTAATTTTGAAATTGATCTTTTCACAGGCATGATATGCAATCGGTAAAAAGAATGAAGTAGATTGATTATATTCAACACCATTTTTAGATAACAAATGATTAAAACTTGGAAATCTTTTAGCATCAATTTTGTCCGTATATGAACTATCAGATTGATACCACCAAGGGAAATTTTCCGTCATTACACGTTTTTCAATAGCATCTTGATATGCTTTAGGAATAACATCATCTAAAACAATAATATCGTTAATCATTTGTAACTATTATGCTACTTCTTGAATCTGTGAAATGTTTTCAAACGGCACAACATATTCTTGATGTGACATTAAATCGACAATGATACACAGTTTTGACTCCACATCGCGTTGCATTATTTGTGCTTTACCGTTCATTCTAGCCATAGGAATATTTTGTCCTGCTAATGATGGAACTTGTTCTGGATCAACATTTACAAAATAATCACAAAAATAATTCTTGCCTGCTACTAATTCATCAACTGTCATTTCTTTCTCCTTTTTTGAGTTCTATTTGATGCTCTCTATACCCGTTCTTAAATTTTCCCGCCCACCAATAGTATGCAATCCTATCACGATACGAGAGTTCTTCAGTGTTCTTAGATACTTCTAAATCATGTCTTTCTCGTTTGAATGGAATGTACGCAGCCAAAGGAGTTCCTCTAGGAATAAAAAAATCACCATAACCGTGAAATGCAATTTGCTGATTAATTTCATGATGAACGTCAGTCCAGATTAATCCTGGAAATACTGTAAAATCTTTATTAAAGTTGTAAATTAACGGTAGTTGCATTAATGAATAGCCCGGCGGTGTAAGTACTCTCCACGGACAAAACGCCTTAAGCACCATACTAATGTTTAGTTCTTTTCGATTAGGAATATAATCTAAAAATTGTTCGTCGCCGTGATTTTCAAATCTAAAACAATCTTCAGGAGTATAAACGTTATACGATCTATCTTCATTAATAGTAACGGCTAGATCGCACCACATTTTAACAACAAATCCTTGACTAAAATAGTCTACAAACGAAGGGCAACGTTTAGCTGTTCCTGGATGTAGCATTGCCAGCGGAGCAATATCTTTGGGCATGTTTTTGAACCAGCTAGGGATGTTATCCTTCATTGGAGTGGGAGGAACTATTTCTTCAAGACCTGGAACAACTGACCAAACTACAGTCTTTAAGGGCTTTGGTTTTTTGAAAAAATTAAAAATACTCATAATGTGGTAAAATTAAAAGTAGCAACTAATCGATAAGGAGAACAGCTAGGAGTACCAGCAGCATGAAAGTGCTCTCCATCAAATACACAAATTTTTCCTTGCTCTGGTGAAATTTTAGATAACTCTGTATAGGTATCTGCTTGAGATTTTTCATTGTATATGACAGTATCTCCATCGCTTGAATTAATATAATATAATCCTGTATGGTGTGGTAAGAAAAAATCCTGATGTGCATCATCACCTGATTGTTCGTATATAATAGTGTCGTTAATTGCAGGCAACCACGGTGTAGGTAAAATTAACCCAACTCGAATTCTAAGAACTTTTTTTATAGGCTTTCCTATAAGATCTGCCATTGAATATACAATAGGAAGAAACAGGTTATAGTATCCGGATGCAGTAGATCCAGGCGCCTGATCAGGTCCGTCATTAATAATCAAATGACTAAAAGTCATACGTGTATTATTGCTGTATTGTTCATGTACCGGAAACCATGGGAATTTCCTATCTGTAACTGCGGCCAAGATAGATTCTTGATATTTTAACGGGATAGCATTAGTAGCTATTTTCATAGGTCACATCGCATAGTAAGTACATTGTTTACTTAGTTCAATGGCTATCCACTGTTAATGAAAATTGAGCATAAATATTAACATGAAGAACTCAATTATTAATAATCTGCGTGTTTTCCCTAGAGATCAAGAATTCTTAGATAGAAAATTAGGATCTCGTGGTGAAATTTTTTACGATCAAACCTTAAAAACTCTTCGTGTTTTTGATGGAGCACAGCTTGGTGGATATAGTTTAGCTAAGAACGATTTAACTAACGTTGAAAATTCTACTTTTCGTGCAAAGGCGGCGGCAGCCGGAGTAGCAAGTAGTACTGGCGGAGGATTTGACCTAACTATTGTTGCTGACGATTCTACAGCTAGACCAATAACTACAGGAAATAGTATTCAATTTTCCGGTGGCAGCGGTATTGCAACCTCAAGCACCGCAGATGGCGAGATTGTTATTACTAACACACAATCAAATTTTTCAAACATTGCCGTTGCAGGGCAATCAACAGTTAGCGCAGATTCCGGAAATGATACTGTTACACTAGTAGCAGGTTCTAATATATTAATTACAACTGACGCAACAACCGATGTTATTACAATTTCAGCGGCAGTTGGAGCATCTACAAATAGTTTTGCAACTGTTTCAGTAGCAGGTGGCAGCAATTTAGTAGCAGACTCGACAACTGATACTCTTACGTTAGTGGCCGGTACTGGCATTAGCATTTCGGGAGATGCTAGCACTGATACAATTACTATTACAAATTCTGGTACGGCAACTACATTTAATGGGTTATCCGATATAGTTACTGCAAATTTAACAATAGATCAAATTTATCTGCAGGCTATTACTAGATTAAATGTAACTAATATTGGAGTTACTGCTTACCGCTTTGATCAATATACTGGTAATAACCCATCATTATTTGTATTGACTGGCACTACTATTGCCTTTAATCTCCAAACACCCGGTCTATCTATGTTGATTCAAGACGCAACAGCATTAGAATACAGCGTTGGATTGGTTCATGTTAGCACTACAGGAGTTGTATCAACAGGATCAAGTGCCCAAGGAAAAGATTCAGGAACACTATATTGGAAAATTCCAGATGGTATTTCTGGAACTTATCGATATCAGTGCTCTGGAAGAATTGCGATGGTTGGTGCAATTTTTGTAAAATCTTTCTCAGTAATCTAAGTAGATTTTTTTGTTTCTTGAAAATCTTTAAGTTTAATTTCTAATTGTTTTCTAAGAGTTACTATTTGTTCGCGCATCTCATGGCCAATAGTAGGCAACTGCTTTGAGAACACCATCTCATTATGCATCTCATCTAATTTTTTAACTTCAGCAGATAGGCGATTCAATAAAGTTTTAGCTTCTTCCTTGAAAGCGCCATCCGGAATTTTAGAAATAGCTTCTTGGTATTTGTTATAATCTTCAAGAAATCGACTAGATTTTCTAATTGCTTGTAACAATTTCTAACTCCATAATAGTATCAATTTTAGTTCTTATAATTTGATTATTTAATGTAGCCTTAAGCCCGTTGTGTAATTGTTTTGGCAAATTATCTAAACTAGACCAGCTAATCGTTGATGCGGCGATAGTTAAAAATTCCTCATTAACTAAACAAATATATGTGCCGTATTCAAATCCTTTATCTTCTGATAGATACAATTCTATTGGAACTATTTTGCCTTTAGAATAACTTTCTAATAAACTATCTGCATCTTCTAATAGCGTGGATTTTCTAGTAAAGGTTGGTACGGTCCACTTTTGATCTTCAAGAATCAATAATGTTCGACCTGTGGTTTTTGCTAAAAAAAGTAATCCGGCACGTTGTTGCATCACGTACTTATTGCGGATCTAGAACAAAGCCCCAATATCCTGGCGCATACTCGCCTTCAAACGCTTTAAGCCATTGATCACCGTCCCAACGATATTTGATGCCGGTGCGTAGATTTTGTAGATATGTAGGATTAGCACCTGTAGCAGGATTCCAAATAGTTACCCAGGCGCTACCATTCCATTCAATAATACTATTTGCTTTAATTACAGGATCGTTTCCGTCGCTATTTTTCCAAGCATCTGGGCCATCATAATTATTTGTAAACGGAGAAACTCCGTACGATTGACCAACATTTTCACTGTTATTAACATCATCAAGCATCAAGAATCTAATACCTAACGGAATTGCTGCACGACTTCCATAGGTAGTAACTGGATTATATTTGTAAGGATCTATAATTGCATCTACCGTTCCTCTAGCATCGATACCGTTAACGGTACTTGCAATAGAAGTGTTTTGAGGAATTGTATCTTGATCAAATGTTACAACTACTACACTAGGATCAACTGAATTTACCGCAAAAGTACCAACTAGATCGTATCCGGTTGCCTGTTTGAAATATGCTTGACTATCGGCGGTATATCCGCCTTGCACATCTAATATACTGTTCCAGTCAACCGGTTCACCGGTCTTAATAGATTTTTGATCAAGCCCTAGCGCCAACACCGCAGCATCTGGATTTACCAATGTTAGATCATAATCGTACGGTTGGCCGTTACTAGATTTGAATAACAGCACTCTAAATCTCAACGGAATCGCTTCAAATGTACCTTTGTTTCTGTTAAACACAAGATCTTCTAATCTTACAATATCACCTTGCTCAGTGAACACATTATTGATAATACTTTTTACAACACCTAATCGTTTAACTTTAGCAGGCGGACTGATATAAATGGGCATGTCAAATTCCATACTGCAAATATCAATGTCAGAATCTGCACCTTGTGGAATTGTTCTTGAACTAAAATTAATTGATGACAAATTGATTACACTTAAACTAGTCCAATCAATATAGTTGTCCGTTGTTTGAATTTCTAAACTTGGATTAAACAACACTAAAATTTGTTCTAATAATTGTAATTTTTGATCTGTATTGCTGGTCCAAATTTCTGCCTTCATGCTTAACTTAAATGGAGTAGGCATTAAACGTTCAACAGTATAATTACCGCCTTGCACATTTTGATAGTCAGCTAACCCGTCGCCGTCAACATCAGTATAACGTCTTTCACGAATATTAACTTTGCTGACAAAACTAGCATCAGACATTCTATCCATATCCATTTCTAATCCTGAAATATAACAAGCTACACGAGGAACGGTGCTCATTTTATTTTCAGAATTGTCTTTAATGATACTAGCAACTTGTCTAGTCATGTCGCCATACATTACAGGTACGTGGCGTTCTTCAGGAACATCACCACCTGTTTTATATTTGAAGCCGATAAACACACGCATAAACTGCGTTACATATCGTCTTACCTGCCCGTCATAGAAATAATCCATTAGTTAAATTCCTTACCCTGTTGGCAAAGTTTGCATTCGCAATCAGGACAATTTTCACAATCTTGACAACTATGTCCGCAATGTCTTTCACATCCGCACACACATTTGTATGTTATTTTTTTGTTTTCGTTTTCCATTATTCATCCGCCTTTGGTCTTAGAGATTTTGATAAACTTTGTTTTTCTTGAACTGTACGGCCGTCTATCTTAGCAGTAGCTTCGTTGTTAATGAAACTTGTTTTCTGTGTTTGTCGTACATCTTTGCCGTCAAATACATCACCGGTGCCTGTGTCGCTAGCACCTAGATTATTCATAGTCATACGTGCAATGTCCTCAACTTTAACCCAACGTGCTCCATTAAAGCGGAACAATCTATTAGGCATGTAATCTTTACGTAAACAGAATTGTCCTTCTGTTGGATTTACAGGAAATGCAATTCCTGCCGTAAACGGAGCACCGTTTGGTGGTAGCCCGTCTTGGGTAATATAACCGTTATAATATTTCTCGTCAGCTGATTTAAGCATACTGCTAGCTGTGACTCCAACATACATTGGAGTAACTCCGTCAGCTTCAAATAATAAATTGCCATCTGCATCTGTTGCTTGTGTGGTACGGTCGGCACTATAACTATCAATAATATCGTTGTCAACCGTTACTAATTCAGCATTACCGTCTGTATCTTTACGAACTGTATAGAACTTACTAGTATCATATCCGCTACGAGGAGCGTCAGATTCTGCTTGGTTAAGCACCGCTTGAGTAATCTGCATTTCTTTTTCATACGTTGACATAATGTCACGCAGACTTTGATCACTGCCTTCACCCGCTGCGCCATCTAAAATGTCTTTGAACTCTTGACTGTCGACTAGTGGTTTACATTTTGCACGATACAAGTGTGGGTACCATGTTACTGAAAATCCTTCAGCAGCACGGCTAACTTCTTCAATTACAAAGAAACGCTTTAGGGCAAATTGTAAATCGTTTAACGCATGATCGTCTTTTAAGTGCGGCAGTTCAATAACATCGCCTGCCATGATTTTACGACCTAATTTTTCTACAGTATCGTTTATATGGAAACTAATAAAGATTGTATCGTTTTGTAGAAACAGTCCAAATTGTGATAAGTTAAAATCGATGTCTGAAATGTTATAAACACCACGCATAACATATACGTCTGGGTCGTATTTGCGATCACGATTTTCTAGGAATAATAGATCTTGTATCTGTGTTTCGCCCGGCGTAGTGTATCCGGGTGTAGAAGGAGTAACTCCAGCAGCAGATCCGGGCCCTATATACTTGTGTACAAGTACATCAGTGCCGCCAACCTGGAACATTTCCCAGATATTCTTATCTATAAATTTGTAATCATTGCCCTTTTCGGGACGGTATAAGCTGAGTCTTGGCATAGTTATATATTTACCGCAACGATAAATAACAGTATGAGCCAATTAGATACTTCAAAACAAAGCGTTTATGACTACTGTAAAGCTATGCTAGGTGATGGCATGGTTGATGTAGAATTAGACCCCGTTCACTATGAAACTGCACTAACACGGGCGTTAGCCGTATTCCGTCAGCGAAGTGATAACGCTGTAGAAGAAAGCTATATATTCTTAAATCTTTTAACAGATACTAACGAATATATATTGCCCGCAGAAATTCAACAAGTTCGTCAGATATATCGACGCAGTATTGGATCACGCACAGGTGGCGGAACAGGTGGTACAGTATTTGAACCATTTAACATGGCCTACACCAACACCTATTTGTTAAGTTCAACAAATATGGGCGGATTACTAACTTACGAATTATTTGCAGGGTACCAAGAGTTAGTAGGCAAAATGTTTGGTAGCTTTATTAACTTCAATTGGAATCCACAAAGTAAGAAATTAACAATTCACCAGCGTCCTAGGGGTGAAGAATCAGTAATGCTTTTAGTTTACAATGTTAAACCAGACTTTGCTATTATTGATGATACCTATGCGGGTCAATGGATTAAAGACTATACATTAGCCAACTGCAAAATGATGCTTGGACAAGCACGTGAGAAATTTGCTCAAATTGCAGGCCCACAAGGCGGTAGCGCACTAAATGGTGCTGCGATGAAAAGCGAAGCTACAGCAGAAATGGAAAAGCTAATGGAAGATCTTAAAACAGGTATTACTACCCAAGGTTGGGGTTGGGTAATTGGCTAAAAAGTCTTGACATTGCAATAAATCTATAATATAATAGTCTTATAGGAGACATTTATGATTATAGGTATTTGCGGTTTTATTGGCAGCGGCAAAGATACAGTCGCTGACTATCTAGTTAACTTCCACGAATTTAGACGAGAGAGCTTTGCATCAACATTAAAAGATGCTGTTGCCGCAGTATTTGGCTGGGACAGAACGCTGCTTGAAGGTCGTACAAAAGAAGCCCGTGAATGGCGAGAACAAGTAGATCCATGGTGGGCGGAACGCCTAGCAATGCCAACACTTACTCCACGATGGGTCTTACAATATTGGGGCACAGAAGTTGCCCGTAAAAGTTTCCATGATGATATCTGGATCGCAAGCCTAGAAAATAAACTCCGCAATAGTAAAGACCATGTAGTAATCAGTGATTGTCGGTTCCCTAACGAAATTGATGCTATTAAAAAAGCTGGCGGCATCATTGTATGGGTAAAGCGTGGCGAATTACCTGATTGGTACGATAGTGCTATATCAGCTAATCGCGGCAGTAACATTGGGCTTAACGATATGAAGTTACGAGGTATACACGCTAGCGAATGGGCTTGGTTAGGATGTGGGTTTGATGTTATCGTTGATAATAACAGTTCAATTGACGATTTATATACCCAAGCTAAAGACCTAGTAATCAGCAATAAGATCGCCCTGGCGCCAGTTGATCCCTTCCTTGCTTAATATCTGAACACAATTAGAGCATACAGTTTTCAAATTTGAATGGCGACAGTTGTTTAAGTCGCCATCAATATGAAACACTCTAAACACTTCTTTATGTTGCGATTGAAATCCACATTTATCGCATTGTGATTTTATTTTGTATCCAGCACGTACCCAACGAGGCACTCCGTAATATATCCCATTGGCCATGCAGACTTCACACAAAGATCTATAATAAACTTTGTCACCTTTTTTATAATTAACTGCACGGGGTCGTTGCCCGCACCTACAAAGCGGTCTCATATTAATATTTAAGCCTTTTCAGCCCCTTTATATTGTACTATAACAGGGCATTTTTACAATATACTGGTAAATACTTTGAGCAAAACTATTACCAGGAGAATAGGGAATGGCACTACAATCACCCGGAGTACAAGTTACGGTAATCGACGAGAGTCAATACACACCTGCAGAACCAGGTACAACACCTCTTATCGTCGTAGCATCAGGACAAGATAAAACAAACGCAGCAGGCACCGGCACTGCTACAGCGACTACTAAAGCAAATGCTGGAAAAGCATTTAAGATGACAAGCCAAAAAGATCTAGTAGATTACTTTGGTGTACCTTTCTTTGAAAAGACAGCATCTACAAATCCAGTGCATGGCGGCGAAAGAAACGAATACGGACTACTAGCAGCTTACAGTTTGCTAGGAGTTAGCAACGCAGCATTTATCGTTAGGGCTGATGTTGATTTAACACAATTAGAAGCTTCGGCTTCAGCCCCGGGAGCAAATCCAGACGATGGCCAATGGTGGGTAGACACAACTTCTACAGCTTGGGGTATCCAAGAGTGGAACGGTTCACCCTCAACAGTAGTAGGCGGTCAGAAATTTACAGTTAAAATTCCAATGGTGTTAACTGACGACGATGTCGATAACATCAACAGTAACGCACCAAAAGAGTCAGTTGGTTCTATTGGTGATTATGCTGTTGTATTACAAACAGTTGACGGCCCTGGAACATTTTCAGCACCAAGAGAATATGGCAGAATTTATTACAAGTCCCCAGGAAACGGCGGAATCGCAGGTGGCGGCACAGCCGTTAATGCAGGTGATTGGGTATTAGTTGGTAGCCAAGAATGGGCAGCTAGCTGGCCTACTATTAAAGGCAGTTCAGCAGTAACTGGCGCAATTGCCGCTGGTAATTTTACAATTAACGGTACATTAGTTACTGTAGCATCGGCACCAAATAATACAGTAAACGGCTTAGTAGACACTATCAACGGTTTGTTAATTAATGGTGTTACTGCTCGAGTCGTAAACAGCAGACTATACCTATATGCTGATGCTGGCCAAATGGGCGGTGGTGATTTAGCAGGCAATGATGGCGATTCATCACTAACTAATGCTATTACGGTAGCTGCCGGAACATTGTCACTATCAGCTATTGGGTTAACAGCAGGAACATTCCATGGTCCTAAATTAACACAAAACCCACACACAAGTATCCCAGCTTTCAAAATTGGTGATGACGATGATGATGGTAGCGGAACATTAACAAACGGTCGTCCAAGTGGATCAGTCTGGATCAAGACAACAGAACCAAACAGTGGTGCACGTTGGATTGTTAAACGTTGGAATTCTGCAACAGAAACTTGGGTTTCAGTAGCAGCTCCAATTTATGCCTCTAGTCACGCAGCATTATATTACCTAGATCGTTCAGGTGGTGGCGCAAACATTGAACAAAGTGCATTATATGTTCAAACAAATGCATTAGAAGATAACAGATACGATGCTTCACCAGAAACAGCAACATTTAGAATTTGGGTCAGAGCAAAAAGTGCTAACACTGGAACTTCGATCACATCAAAAGCAGTTACAAGTTCATATCTAATTGCTGGTGGTAACAAGACTTGGACGCTTAAACAAAGTATTCCGGGCAGCGCAACATTAGTATCAACAGCATTAACATTTACTGCTGCTGGTACAGTTGATGATCCTAGAACAATTGCAGACACAATTAACGGTATTGCAAACTTTGGTTACGATAATTCAGATCCAGCTAATCCAGTTGAAATTCCTAGTTACTTAGAAGCAGGTGTTACTGCTGACAATGAATTAGTAATTACACACAAGGAAGGCGGTGAGTTACGTTTTGCAGCAAGTGGTGCAAGTTTAACAGCATTAGAAAGATTGTATACAGCCTTCAACATTGACGCACTAACAGGCACAGCAAATTTCTATGCTCTACCAGCCAGTGCTAGTGAGCAATATGTAGCTTCAAACTGGAAACCATTAGCAGCTGATAATTTCTTAGCAGCAAGCTCGGCTCCAAATAATGCTCCAGCAGATGGCCAAATGTGGTACAATTCAGAAGTTAGTGAAATTGATATCATGGTACACAACGGTCGCACATGGGTTGGATATACAAATAATTTTGCAAGTACTAGTGCAACAGGCCCTACAGTATCAGCATCAAATCCATACACAGGCGGTGTAACATTTGTTGATAATGATTTATGGATTAGCACAGCTGATCTAGAAAACTTCCCAACAATTTATCGCTACAACAGCAGCATCCAAGGAGTTCCTAATTCAGAGAAATGGGAATTAGTTGATAAAACAGATCAAACAACAGAAAGCGGCATTTTATTTGCCGATGCACGTTGGGGATCAAGCGGAGCAGCAGGCAATACAGCAGCTTCAATTGCAACATTATTAGCCAGTAACTATTTAGATCCAGATGCTCCGGATCCAGCACTATATCCAAAAGGTATGTTGTTATGGAATCTACGTCGTTCAGATGGTAACGTTAAAAAATATGTTAGAAACTTTATTGATCAAACAGAAGACAATCAACGTTTTGACTCTACAAACAGTCCATTAGGTAATGCGGTAGTTACTGCAATGTCAATGAGCACTTACACAGAAGTTGATCGTTGGGTTACCGCTTCAGCAAATAACGAAGATGGTTCAGGATCATTCTTACGCAAAGCACAACGTGGTGTTGTAGTAGCAGCACTTAAGAGTGCAGTTGATACAAGCGCAGAGATCCGTGATGAAGAACGTCGTAACTTTAACTTAATTGCTTGCCCAGGATATCCTGAGCTAATGAGCAACTTAGTTAACTTAAACATTGATCGTGGTGTAACTGCATTTGTTATTGCAGACACTCCATTACGTTTACCAAGCGATGCTACATCATTAACTAACTGGGGTTCTAACGCAGAACTAGTAACAGATAACGGTGATATGGGTATTGTTACATATGATGAATACTTAGCTGTGTTTTATCCAAGCGGATTTACAACAGACTTAAGTGGTTCAAACGCAGTTGTTCCATCAACACATATGATGTTGAAAACTATTGCACTAAGTGACAATGCAAGTTATCCATGGTTTGCACCAGCAGGTACAAGACGTGGCGGCATCACTAATGCAACATCAGTAGGTTATATTGATGGTAACACAGGTGAGTTCCAAACAGTTGCTCTGAATGAAGGTCAACGTGATACACTTTATGACTTAAAAATTAATCCAATTACATTCTTTAATGGTGTTGGTTTAGTTAACTATGGTCAAAAAACTCGTGCAAGAAATGCAAGTGCATTAGATCGAATCAACGTAGCACGTTTAACAGTTTACTTACGTAGTCAGTTAAACAAATTAGCTCGTCCATATATCTTTGAACCAAATGATAAGATTACACGTGATGAAATTAAACAAGCAGTTGAAAGTTTATTGCTTGAATTAGTGGGCTTACGTGCTTTATATGACTTTGCAGTTGTGTGTGATGAAACTAACAACACAGCAGCAAGGGTTGATCGTAATGAGCTATGGGTAGATATCGCAATTGAACCTGTTAAGGCCGTTGAGTTCATTTACATTCCATTGCGTGTCAAGAATACAGGAGAGATCTAAAAATGGCAATTACATCATTAAATAATTTATCAGTTCCAACCGCAGGCGGTACGCAAGTACTGCTAATGCCAAAACTTAAGTATCGCTTCCGTGTTACTTTATTAGGATTTGGCGTTGCAGCAGCAACTGAATTGACAAAACAAGTTAAAGACGTAACAAGACCAAAGGTAAACTTTGAAGAAATGACACTAGATGTTTATAACTCTAAAGTATATCTAGCTGGTAAACCAAACTTTGAAACAGTTACATTGACACTACGTGACGATGCAAGTGGCGAAGTACAAAAACTAGTTGGTCAACAAATACAGAAACAATTTGACTTCTTAGAACAAGCATCTGCACGTTCAGGTGTTGATTACAAGTTTACAATGAGAACAGAAATACTAGACGGCGGTAACGCTAACCTAGCACCAAAAGTTCTTGAAACAATTAACTTGTATGGTTGCTTTGTACAAAATGCAGACTACGGTGAATTAGCATACGGTACTAATGAAGAAGCAACAGTAGCACTTACAATTCGTTTCGATAATATGGAACAATGGGGTGCTGATAAGACAGCTACTAGCTTAGAAGGTGGTATTGGCGCAGCAGTTGGACGTCAGATCGCTACACAAGCAATTACAGGCGCTTTAGGTACACAAGGTTAATAGACCTTAATCAAAGAAACCCGGTATCCCCGGGTTTTTTTGTGACATAAATATTGTATGGCCAATAAATTTACACGTTTTCTTACTGGTGTCGGTACCGGACTTACTAATCCTAAAGGGCTAGTAGGTAGCTGGCAGCATGCCACTAGACTATTCATCGACGATACCTATAGATTATCGCCTCGAACTAAATTTCTATTTTATGTTAGATTTGAATTAGACAAATCAGCAATTAAAGCTCCATCGTTTACCGCAAAACACGGCGACGAAGTTGGAATGTTAGTTAAGGCAGCAGACCTGCCTAAGTATAATTTTGACAGTATTGTTAAAAATCAATATAATAGAAAAAAGATTGTCTATAAGAATTTCAATTATGAACCTGTAAACATCGCGTTACATGATGACAGCGCAGGAATTGTAAATGCATTGTGGGCAATTTATTACGGATATTATGTAGCTGATAGGCATAACCCTACCTCAGCATACAACATGAATCATTTACGTTCAACTAAAACTCCATTAGATAATTTTAGATACGGTATGGATAACAATATATCTACTCCGTTTTTCAAATCTATCAGCATCTATACAATGAGCCGTAGAAGATTTTTAGGATACACATTAGTCAATCCAAGAATTAAATCATGGAGTCACGGTAGTGTTGACTATTCAGCAACTGAATTCTTAGAAAGTAATATGACTTTAGAATACGAAGCTGTAAAATACTCTGCAGGTAACTGTACTATTAACAGCCCAAAAGGTTTTGCAACATTACATTACGATACAGTACCAAGTCCTCTAAGTGTTGCAGGCGGAGGAGTTGCTAACTTAACAGGCGACGGCGGTGTGCTTGACGGATTAGAAAGTATATTTGGTGATGTGGCCAATGGGTCAACGTTTGATAGTTTTGGTGGATTCCTAGGCACAGCAATTAAAACTGTAAACACTTATAAAAACTTTAATTCTCTTACTAAAGAAGGCCTCAAACAAGAAGCTATCAATATTTTAAGTAATCCAGCAAATATAGCAACCGCAGTTTCAACTGTAGGCGGAGTAGTTGGTGCAGTATTTCCTAAGAGTTCAACTAATACAGACACAACTATTGCAGCGCCTAAGATAATGGCCGGCGGCAATCCAATAGTATAGGACCATCATGGCAACTAATTTACCTATAACAAATAGCGAAGATAGCGCAGCAGGTACAAAGTTATTTTTTAATAACTATGGTCAGGAAACATTAGAATTTAATGCTAATGACGTTAACAGTACTGTATCTTTTTTTAAGAAAAAAGGGTTTGAAGACGATGCAGCATTAGTCGTAGCTACAGTATTGTTAAAACAAGCAAAATTAGACGGAACCCCAATTTATTCAATACTAGATAGTCTTGAGCAGTTTGACGGGCTTGGCCTAAGTCAAGTAGTTGGCGAAGTTCTAAATAACAATAGAACTCCAACCAGCACGTTAGGATTTAGAACTACTAATGTAGTTGTAAATCAATCTAGAAATATATCTCCGTAATGGCAAAATTTGCACAGGGTCGTTTTGAAATGAAAAATCCTGAGAAGTATGTAGGGAAGAAAACACCTCTGGCTCGCAGTAGTTGGGAATTTGTGTTTATGCGCATGCTTGACGAACACCAGGGTGTTGAAAAATGGGCAAGTGAAAGTATTCAAATACCCTATAGAGATCCGTTAACTGGCAAATACACAATTTATGTCCCAGATTTTTTCATTGTTTACAGCGACAAAACAGGTGGCAAACATGCTGAGGTTGTAGAAGTTAAACCTGAAAGTCAAACAATGTTAGAAAAAGTTGGCAAGAGCCAATATAACCAACAGCAGTATGTTAAAAATATGGCTAAATGGGAAGCTGCAAATGCTTGGTGTAAGCAACAGGGATTAAAGTTTCGTGTAGTTAATGAAGGCGAGATTTTCCATCAAGGCGCCAAACGCAGATAAGTAAAGTATGACGAAAAAACTAGAAGAACTTTTTAATTTAGAAGAATCAAAGCCTGTAGAAGCTGAACCAGCTCCTATAGAAAAACCTACTCATGAAGCTGTTGATAACATTGAAAAGACCAGTAGAGAGATACAGCGTATAACTAGTACGTTACCACAGATCCAAGAATTAGATGATCTTGATGATAAAGAGTTAGATCATCTAGCCACCAAAGCAGAACAAGCATACGACGATTTAATGGATTTAGGTATGAACGTAGAAGTGCGTTACAGCGGCCGCATTTTTGAAGTGGCATCGAGTATGTTAGGTAATGCTATTACTGCTAAGACTGCTAAATTAGATAAGAAGTTAAAAGCTGTGGATTTACAGCTTAAAAAGCTAAAAATGGACAAAGATCAACCCGATGATCCAAACGATATTATCAACGGGCAAGGTTATGTAATTACAGATCGCAACGAGCTACTTAAGAAATTGGGTCAAAAGGACTAAATACTACTATGAAGACATTTAAGCAATATCTTGCCGAAGGCAAAAGAGTATACGACTTTAAGATTAAAGTTGCAGGGCCGTTACCTGAAAAGTTTGAAGAAAACTTAAAGGAAAGATTAGGGCGTTGTAAGGTTATGACTTTTGAAAAGATTAAAACTACCCCAATCCAAGCATTGCCTTTAGATTTTCCAGATCATCCAAATACAGAAGTAACAATCTACGAAGTAATTTGTGAATATCCAATTACATCGCCTGAAATTTCAAATGATATTAAAGAAATGGGCATTCCTGCAAGTTGTTTCCGTGTACGTGGCGCTGGCGAACCATCAGAACAAGATCAAATTTTAGCTACAGCAGAACCGAGCGGTGAAGCATTATTAGACGATGCAAGCTACAAAGAAGCAGGAAAAATCAAAACTAAAGATTATTTTGGTGATGATTTTAACAAAGGATTCTTAAAAGATTTGGCTAAAACAGCTAAACAATTAAAGAAAGAAAACGGGCAAGGTGAATATAAACTGCCTAAGACTAAACAAAATAAGGAAGGTGCTAAAAGCGCCATAGGGAGTTAATATGAACTTTAATGATTTAATGGCTAAAATGCGTGAGTTAGACCAACCTACAGCAGAAGCAATTCAAATAACAGATGTTCCAGTTGAAGAGTGTGGCGAAATGCCTCCAGCTCCAATGGGAATGGAACATAAAGAAACACCTCCACCAAGCATGAGTGTAAACATTAATGCGCAAGGTATGGATGACATTGGTGAGTTGATGAAACTGTTAACTAAAGTTAATCCAGATATGATCAACCAAAAAGAACCAACGACAATTCCAAGTATTGATATGATTCCTCCGGCAGCAATGTCAACCGATCGTCAAGAACTTCCGCCATTAAAAATGTTACCTGACTTCGATGCAGACAATGATAATAAACCAGGCGGTGATATGGATAGTAGCCCTATGCAAAAAGCAATGGGCGATATTGACGGCGATGGTGACCACGATATGGACGACCACGATGCTGAAAAAGAACCAAAAGATAAAGAGGAAGCATTTGGCAATGCCCCAGATGGCGTATCAGGACCTGAAGTTAAAGACACTGAATATATGATTAACAAATTAGCAGGCGGAATGAATCGTCCTAAAGGCCAACATAAACACAGTTACCAAGCTGGTGACAATCCAATGTCAATGCCAGAGGGAGACTTACGTGCTGCTATCCGTGCAGAACTATTACAAAGATTAGCAGAAACTAAAGGAGCAAAATAATGGCTGATTTATTCGCATATGATGCCGCTAACGGCACAGCTATCACAACTAATGCTAAAAAATTATTAGGTGATGGCTCAGCAGGTGTTGGACCGTATACAAGTTTTGGTACACCAAAACTACAGGCAATTAAAATTGTTTCTTCAGCATATAACTTTACAACAACGCCGACGGTTGCAGACAGCAATCTGTCTAAAGCAGTTTTTGCGTTACAAAGTTTAGCAGAAATTTACTATGTTGGTATTCCAACAGCATCTGGTGCTAATCAATTCATTGCACTAGTGAATGCTAATAAAACAGATACTGGTGCGCTTTACGGTGCTACTAGTGGTTCTCCAGATACTTCGTACACTAATTTAGAAGCTGTGATCTTAGCAGCATTAGGCGGTTCGGGTAGTGTTACTATTACAAACGTAGCATTGACTGGTTTAACATTTGCTTAATATAAATTGTTAAATCCAAATAGGCTCTTCGGAGCCTATTTTTTTCAGTAAATAACAATATGGCAAAATCATTAGACGGTAATTTAATTAAGAAAGCCCACGCTCCTCAACGATATACACTAGAGGAAGTAAAGCATTTAGAAGCCTGTATGGATCCAGTTAATGGTCCATTATACTTCTGTAAAAACTTCTTAAAGATCCAACATCCTGTCCGGGGCAGTATTCCTTTTGTGCCGTACGAATATCAAGAAAGATTAATTCAAGCATACCACGAAAACAAACAATGTATTGCTATGTTACCTCGACAGATGGGTAAAACTACCTGTGCCACAGGATACTTATTGTGGTATACTATGTTTGTACCGGAAGCACAAGTATTAATTGCTGCTCACAAATACGAAGGTGCGCAGGATATTATGAATCGTTACCGTTTTGGCTACGAGAACTTGCCTGATTTTATTCGTGCCGGTGTTCATACATACAATAGAAACTCAATTGAATACGACAATGGAGCACGTATTCAAGCAACAACAACTACAGAAAATACCGGTCGTGGTAAATCTCTTTCATTAATTTATTGTGATGAGTTTGCGTTTGTACAACCGCCAGAAAAAGCCAAAGAGTTTTGGACTGCGTTATCACCAACATTGTCAACAGGTGGTAAGTGTATTATTACATCAACACCAAACTCAGACGAAGATCAGTTTGCGTTAATTTGGACTGAGGCTAACAAAAAGTTTGACGAGTTTGGTAACGAACAACAATTAGGAACTAACGGATTTTACAGTTACTTTGCACACTGGGCAGAACATCCAGATCGTGACGAGGTATGGGCAGCAACAGAACGTGCTAAAATTGGTGAAGAACGATTCCGTCGAGAGTTTGATTGCGAATTCTTAATCTTTGACGAAACACTAATTAACGCAGTACGTCTTGCAGAGATGAAAGGCGATGAACCAACAATGACAATGGGTCAAACACGTTGGTACAAAGATATTGACCCACGCTGTACATATCTAGTAGCTCTAGATCCTAGTCTAGGTACTGGTGGCGACTACGGTGCTATCCAGGTATATGAAATGCCTAGCATGGAACAAGTAGCAGAGTGGCATCATAATCTAACGCCAATTCAAAGTCAAGTTAAACATCTACGAGAAATATGTCGTTACATCAACGATCGAGGAATTGAAAAAGGTAATGCCCCTCAGATTTACTATAGTGTTGAAAACAACACGCTAGGTGAAGCAGCACTAATTGTTATTAGTGATTTAGGTGAAGAAAACTTTAATGGGTTATTCTTAAGCGAGCCTATTAGACGTGGACATATCCGTAAATTCCGCAAAGGCTTTAACACCACGCATCGTACTAAAATAGCAGGATGTAGTCAACTTAAAAATATGTTAGAAACACAAAAAATGAAAATACATTCTAAACCATTGATTTCAGAACTTAAAACCTACGTGGCTCATGCTACAGGGTTTAGTGCTAAATCCGGTGAACACGATGACTTAGTATCGAGTACGTTGTTAATCATTCGTATGGCTAATGTGTTAGCAGACTGGGATCCTAAGATTTACGAAAAAATGAGCGAAAAATTAACCGAAGATCAGCTACCTATGCCAATCTTCATCAGTACAGGATATTGATAAATACACTTATGGACGCAAGAAACAATATAGCAACAGATTTATTCTATAAAATTAGAAGCCGCTTTACAGGCCTTAAATTAGGTGCTGAAACCGGCGAAATTACCATCAATCCAGAGCAAGCTCGCTTCTTTGATTTTGATTACATGGAAGGTGAAACCCCTATTGGACATGTCAGCATCAGCCTAGCAGAACCAAGTAGCATGAAAGTATATTTTAGTCATGGCATTACAGAAGCCATGGACGGTAACCAAAAAGATAATTGGTACGGATTCTTAAAAGAATTAAGAACATTTGCCAAACGTAGATTGTTAAATTTTGACACCCGTGATATTGCTAAAGATAATTTAGATAAACGAGATTACGCTTTTCTAAGTCAATATTCACAACCGCAACCTACGTCAGATACAGTAATAACAAAACCAGTCGGAGAAAGTATTATGAGTGAAAGTCAACTATACGGTAATAAGAACGTTAGTTATCAGAAATTAGAAAACACACGTCTTATTATCAAACACAGCCAAACGCTAAGTGACGATATGGCTCCTGGAGCAAGATCACGAAACATTGCAGGCTTGTTTGTTGAGAATGCGGACGGTGAAAGATTTAAGTATCCGTTCATTCATTTAAGCGGTGCCCGTGCTATGCAACGACATGTTGCTAACGGCGGTAAACCTTATGACGAAATTGGCGAAAGTATCATACGTATGAGCGAAGAGATTGCTCAACTAAAGAGCTTTGGTAATTATGTTGTTCGCAATGACCTAATGAATTCCGACACCAACGGTATTGTAGAACGCTCAACTATGCAATTAGATAAACTGCGCGAAACTATTTCAAAATTATCAAAACAAGGTCACTATGAGGCATATAGAGAATCATTCCAGGCACAAAGTCCAATGGAAGTACCTCAAGATGTAGTAGAAGATTTCACAAACAAATTCACCGTGCGTAACTTCAAAGAAGATATTAAATCTGTATTTCCAGTACTATACAGATTAATGCAAGAAGAAAGCACATTAGGCTATGACGACATAGTCGCTATGACAGCACAAGAAGATATTGCCAACGAAGATGTAGAAGTGGATACATATGAAGATCCATTTGCACGTTTTGAAAACTGGGCAATGGGTCTAGGTGAAGAGTCAGCGATTCAAAGCCAAGATCCAGACGAACAACAGGCTGCATTACAACAACTACAAGAATTAGTAGGTCAACATTTTCCAGCAGGCGTAGATGGCAGCAATGCTATCGAAAGTCTAAAAGGCATTATTGAAGATCCACAACTTGATCAAGCAATAAAGGCACAATCTAAAGAAGATCCAGATTCATGTACACGCGGCTTAGTTAAGGATTGGTTAGAACAAAATGCACCAGAGGCTCTAGAACAATTAGACTTCGGTGACTATGTTGAAGAACCTGCAGGCGCAGAGCAAGGTATGGAACAACCAGAAGGTGAAGAAATACCACAAGAAGACATGAATAAAAGTGATGTCCCTGCATACAAGAGACAGCAGTCTGGCGATAAAAATTGGAAAGTATCGCATGATGATTTAGAAAAAGAAAGAACAAAAAATATTAGTCATCCAGAAAGACTAGCAAAAAATCGAGGCGAGAAAGACGAAGCGATTGACAAAGTAGAAAAAGACAAAGAAGGCAATGTTAAATCTTGGTCACACGAAGGTGACTGGGAAAAGTCCCAAGGTAAAGATCCACGCGGTAAAGTAACACACTCAAGTGATATTGCTCGCCGTAAAACTGAAAAAATGTCAAAAATTCCAGTACAAGAATTAGCTGAATTTATTCACTCATTCTATGATAAAGATTCAGGCACATTCCCTAAAGGCCCAGAAGGTGTTGCAGTTATGGTAGGCAAGAAGTTTGGCGAACAAGCAGAACAAGTTGCTCGCAAAATGGTAGAGCGTATGGCTCCACAACAGGCTGATCCACAAATTGCAGAATTAGCACGTATTAGAGAACTAGCAGGCATGTAAAGATTGTTCGTAGCAGTGAGATAGGGCACTTAGGTGCCCTTTCTTTTTGGCATTAACATACTAGTAGTAAATACAAAATGCAAATTAACTATCAAAATGGTATACATCCAAATAGTGGAAAAGAGTTTGAAGTCGTTAACGATATTATTATAACACCATTTTGGACTGAAGAATTTTGCAATAGTCTTATTCAAATAGCTGAAGTGCATTCTACAGAATTTTCTAAAGACACACAGTTTTTAGAATCTTCAAAAGAGGTTGGGTTGGGTTGGAACGATTTATCAATCGATACTGTTGTTCCTACGTTCTTACAAGACTATACCAATCATTATAAAACCGATATTATTCCAATATTAGAAAAAGTTTTTACAAAAGAGTCTGCTGGAATATTTGGATGGTTCCCACCATACATTATCAAATACACACAAGTAGGACAATTTGCATCAGCACATAATGATGTAAGTCAATATACACTAAACGTAAAATTAAATTCTAATTATGAAGGATGTGATTTAACATTTAGTCGCCAAGGATTTAACAGTAAAGATATTCCCGTAGGATATGCTATGATTTGGCCTAGTACAGTTACACACCCACATTATTCAACACCACTCATATCAGGTAATAAGTACTCTTTTGTATCGTGGTCATGGCCGCCACCGTGGCAAGCAAAGGGCATTGAAAACATCTAGGCATTTTGGTAAAACAGTTTCAAAAATAGATAGAATTTTAGTTGACTTAACTAAATAAACAGCGCATAATAACAATATGCGTACAAGGCATAAAACATTTTAGGCATAACATAGGAGGCATATAAAATGGCAACATTAGCAGAAATTCGTGCGAAACTTCAAGAAGCACAAACAAAGTCCACAGGACAATCAACAGGCGGCGGCGACAACGCAATTTACCCACACTGGAACATGCAAGAAGGCAAAGAAGCGGTTATCCGTTTACTTCCTGACGGTAATACCAATAACACATTCTTTTGGGTAGAACGTGCAATGATCAAACTACCATTTGCTGGCATTAAAGGTGAAACAGATTCACGCCCAGTACAAGTGCAAGTTCCATGCGTGGAAATGTACAACGATGGTTCAGTTTGTCCAATCTTGTCAGAAGTGCGTAGTTGGTTCAAAGATAAAAGTTTAGAAGAAATGGGTCGTAAGTATTGGAAAAAACGTTCATACATTTTCCAAGGCTTTGTAGTAGAAGATCCAATTGGTGAAGATAAGAAACCAGAAAACCCAATCCGTAGATTTATTATTGGTCCTCAAATCTATCAAATTATCCGTTCAGCATTGATGGATCCTGAGTTAGATGAATTGCCAACTGACTACCTAAAGGGTGTAGACTTCCGTATTGCTAAGACATCGAAAGGTGGCTTTGCTGACTATTCAACAAGTAAATGGTCACGTCGTGAACGTGCTTTAAGCGAAGTTGAAACAGCAGCACTAGCAAGTCATGAATTGTTTAACTTGTCAGACTTCCTACCTAAGAAACCAACAGACGTTGAGTTGAAAGTTATGAAGGAAATGTTTGAAGCATCAGTTGATGGTGAAGCATATGATCTCGAACGTTGGGGTCAGTATTTCAAACCAGCAGGTTTAAGTTCAGCAACAGGTGATCCTAATAAACCGGCAGCAGTTAAAGCTGCTCCAGTTGATGAAGATGCAGAAGATGCTCCAGCGGCTTTGGTAACTCCAAAACCACAAGTTGAAGATGCTACAGCGGCACCAGCAGGTGATAACAGTCGTGCGCAAGACATCCTTGCCATGATTCGCAATCGTCAAAAGCAATAAGACTAAACTATAGAGCGTGGGGGAACTCACGCTCTATTCTCAACAGGGCATAATAATATGGCAAAAGCATTTGATATTTCTAAATTTAGAAAGTCAATCACAAAGTCTATTGAAGGACTTAGTATTGGCTTTAATGATCCAACAGATTGGGTCAGCACAAATAACTTCGCATTAAACTATCTAATTAGTGGCGATTTTAATCGTGGCATTCCTCTTGGTAAAGTAACGGTATTCGCTGGCGAATCTGGTGCAGGTAAGAGTTTTATCTGTTCAGGCAACCTAGTTAAAAACGCACAAGCACAAGGCATTTACCCTATCTTAATTGATACAGAAAATGCGCTAGACGAAGCATGGTTACACGCTCTTGGCGTTGATACAAGTCCAGATAAGTTGTTAAAACTTAATATGGCTATGATCGACGATGTAGCAAAGACTATTACAGAGTTTATTGCAGAATACAAAACAATGGATGAAACTGATCGTCCTAAAGTATTGTTTGTCATTGATAGCTTGGGTATGTTGCTAACACCGACTGACATTAATCAATTCCAAGCAGGCGATTTGAAAGGTGACATGGGTCGTAAACCCAAAGCATTGACAGCACTTGTTCGTAATTGCGTTAATATGTTTGGTAGTTACAATATAGGCATGGTATGTACCAATCATACATACGCAAGTCAAGATATGTTTGATCCAGATGATAAGATCAGTGGCGGACAAGGTTTCATTTACGCAAGTTCAATTGTTGTTGCTATGCGTAAATTAAAATTGAAACTTGATGCTGATGGTAATAAGACTACAACTGTACAAGGTATTCGTGCAGCCTGTAAGATTATGAAAACACGTTATGCTAAACCGTTTGAAAGTGTACAGGTTGAAATTCCTTATGAAACAGGTATGAGTCCATATAGTGGATTAGTCGACTTGTTTGAAGCTAAAGGTATGCTCAAGAAAGAAGGTAACAGCCTAGTATATACTACAGAAGATGGTGAGGTTATCAAACAATTCCGCAAGGCATGGGAACGTAACGAGAAAGACGGGTTAGATATTGTAATGGCAGACATTTCTAAACACGGTGAAAAAACCAATTCTGAGATAACTACAAATGTTGAACCAGACTTGGAGACCCATGAATGAAAGAAGAATTAATCACCGATATTTGGATTATAGTAGTTGAACATATTCCAGAGAAATATAGAAAAGATACCGCCGCCGACTTTGTTAACGCACTAGTAGACCACGGCATTAAAGATAGTGTATTAGATGGCTTAAGAGGGGTTGATTCGTATCTCGACGAAGCTATTGAATATGCTATTGACGGTGAAGAAGTAGAAGATGAACCAGATTATGGATATGAAGAAGAGGACGAATGAACTGGTACGATAAGGTTTCAAAAGACATTTCAAACATACCAGATGCAGTAGCATTCTATGAAGCTGAATTAATTCAAGCAAAATTTGATTGCAAAGTATCCGGTAGTTTAGAAAAGATATCGGCAAATATGCCAGGTATTGTTGAGAACCGATTTAATCAGCTTCAAGAAATTGAAGGTATTTTAGAATATCTAAACATTGAACTAAGACGCCTTCGTAGTCAGCATTTTCGAAAGTATTTAGAAAACTATCAACGAGCTTTGTCTTCTAGAGACTGTGAAAAGTTTGTAGAAGGCGAAGCTGACGTTGTAGACTTTGAAAAAATTATCAACGATTTCGCACTACTTAGAAATAAGTGGTTGGGAATTATCAAAGCACTTGACATTAAGCAATGGCAAGTATCAAATATTGTTAAACTAAGAACAGCCGGATTAGAAGACGCCAGTCTTTAATTATTGAGTAATCTACGCAGATAAATATCTGCATGAAAACCATTGTACTTATAACCGGCGGGTTTGATCCCTTACATTCCGGGCATATTTCTTATATTAATGCCGCACGAGAACTTGGAGATATTTTAGTAGTAGGAGTGAACTCTGACGACTGGCTACGTAGAAAGAAAGGCCGGGAGTTCATGCCAAGTACTGAACGTATCGATATTATTCAAAATCTTAAAGCAGTAGACCATTGTATATTATTCAACGATACTGATAATCATGCAATTGAGGCAATACGTAATGTTAAATTAATGTATCCAAATCACCATATTATATTTGCTAATGGCGGCGATCGCACAGCTGATAATATTCCAGAAATGACAGAGCTTGGTGTTGAATTTGTATTTGGTGTCGGTGGCGAGAATAAAAAGAATAGTAGTAGCTGGATTTTACAAGAATGGAAAGCACCTAAAATTGAACGACCGTGGGGCTATTATCGAGTGCTTCACGAAGTACCGGGCATGAAAGTAAAAGAACTTACAGTTAATCCTGGTCAAAAATTATCAATGCAACGACATTATCTAAGAGCAGAATATTGGATTGTTAGTGACGGTATAGCGAGCGTGGCTAGTCGACTTAACAGCGGATATATGTTGTCTGGAAAAGTTTTAGAGAAGCATCAAGAATATAGAGTTCCAGTTGGTGAATGGCACCAATTATCAAACCCGTGGGATGTTCCTGTTAAAATTGTAGAAATACAATACGGCGCACAATGTATCGAAGAGGACATAGAAAGAGAATGATTAGAGTTTTTATTGGGTTTGATCCCCGCGAAGCAATAGCATACCATGTATGCGCAAATAGTATTATTAGACATTCAAGCAAGCCAATAGCATTTACAGCGTTGGCATTGAATAATTTACAAGACTATGAAGAAGGTCACACAGACGGCAGTAATCAATTTATCTACAGTCGTTTTCTTGTTCCACACTTAATGGAATATAACGGTTGGGCAATCTTTATGGACGGCGATATGTTAGTGCGTGACGATATTGAGAAGTTATGGGCACTGCGTGACGACAGTAAAGCAGTCATGGTAGTTAAACACGATTATCAAACTAAACTAACAGAAAAATATCTTGGTTCTAAAAACGAAAATTATCCTCGTAAAAATTGGTCAAGTGTAATACTTTGGAATTGCGGTCACGAAGCTAACAAAGCAGTAACTCCAGAATTTGTACAAAATGCCACCGGTGCACAAGTACATAGATTTACTTGGCTTACTGATGACTTGATTGGCGAATTACCTAATGTATGGAATTGGCTACCAGATGAATTTGGTGCTAATCCGGAAGCAAAATTATTACATTACACCTTAGGTACTCCAAGTTTCCATGATTTTGCTACTACGCCAATGGGCGATGAGTGGCACCGTGAGCGCATATATACAGACTACTGTTTACAGCGCAATCTATGAGTAAATGGATTTTCCTAAGCAAGGGAAATAATGACGAGTATGTGAATATGTTTGCTAGCGGCTGTGGTGAGCAAACTATTGATACTGAAGATTTTATTTACGATACGTCAAATAACCCCATTGTGTTACGGGGAATTCTTAAACACAAAATAATGAAACGTTGCTGGAAAGATGGCCGCGATTTTTATTATATCGATTCGGGTTATTTTGGAAACGATCGAACACCAGCTAACCCCAACGGTTGGAAATACTGGCATCGCATTGTAAAGAATGATTTACAGCATGGTGAAATTATTCCGCGACCTTCTGATCGTTTTCTATCATTTAATAAAAAATTTAAGCCGTGGCGAAAAACTGGTCGTAAGATATTAGTTGCCAAACCTGATGAAAAACCTTGTAAGTTTTATGGTGTTGATTTAGATCAGTGGGTAGAAGATACCGTTAATACTATTAAACAGTATACCGATCGACCTGTTGAAGTTAGAGAACGAGCTGCAAATAGAATTGACCGCATTGCTACTGATACCTTACAGAATGCTCTTGATAAAGATGTATTTGCTTTGGTAACATTTAATAGTGTAGCAGCCGTTGAAAGTATATTTCATGGCATTCCAGCATTTACACTAGCACCTGCCAACGCAGCAAGTCCTGTAGCATTACAGGATTTAAGTCAAATAGAAACTCCGTACTATGCAGATAGTGATAAATTAGTTGCATGGGCGAGTCATTTAGCATATGGCCAATTTCACATTAGTGAATTAAAAAACGGCAAGGCTAAATCAATATTGGAAAATACATGAAAGAATTATCGTTAGAAGAATCCCTAGTTGTTGGATCTAAGAATGCCTGTACAGGTGAGCCTGCCGAAGTTACTAAACCTTTAGTAGTCAGAGGTGTGATTAAAAAAGATCATGTTCAGAGATGCATCGAAGCTAATAGAGATTTTTATTATATCGATACTGGATACCTAGGCAATTTTCCAAGTGTTGGCAATTCTAGTGGAAAAAAGATTTGGCATCGTGTTGTAAAAAATGCAAATCAACATGACGTTATTAGAGATGTTCCAGCAGATCGTTGGAATAACTTACTCAAACAAGATCCTAGACTAAAATGGACAGGGTGGAAGAATTATAATAAAAAGATTTTATTAGTATTGCCTAATCCAAAAGCCTGTAGATATTATGGGCACGATTATGACACATGGGTATCTACTACAACCGCTGAAATAAAAAAATACAGTAATTTACCTATTGAGGTGCGAGTCAAAGGAGCACGGAGTGAACGCAATCAAGGCTACACAATTTATGATGCCTTTGATAGCGGAGTACATGCTACTGTTGCTTTTAACAGTATTGCGGCTGTAGAATCAGTTTTGTATGGAGTTCCGGCATTTGTTTCAGTTCCTTGCGCAGCAACGCCGTTAGCAAGTACTGACCTATCACAATTATCTAATCCGTTCAAACCAGATTTAGAAACTATTGAAAAACAGTGTCGCAATCTTGCATACGGACAATTTACTATAGAAGAAATATTAAACGGAACTGCTTGGGAAATCTCTCAAAGATATTAACATGAAACTTTTACTAAACGATAAAGAAATCGCGCATTTTTTATACAGTCTAATAGACCACCACGAAGTATGTAATAACATTGTCTTCAGAGAAACGCACACAACTGAAGTAGTTAATTGGTGGATCAGTAAAGCTGATGATAAAAAATTCCAAAAGAATATTCCAAAGCATAAGATTAAATTTAAGGCACGATTAATCAAAGCGATTGAGGAAGATCTTCGTACATACACTTTAGAAATAAAAACATTATTGAACACAAGAAAAGCCTATTATCGAAAACATCTTAGGACTCACATTGAATATTTTATTAATAAAATTGGCGAGGAAAAAATCCTAAATTTATATAAAAATATCAATGAAGATTATTTTGTAAAAAGTGTAGGATTACACATAGACCCAACAGCTACCTTAATTCGTCGAAAGAATTTCAATAGTGTAACTGAAGATTGTTTATTAAGAAATACAGTTGGCAATGAAGGGCTGTTAGTATCAAAAATTGATCAGAATCAGCCGTTTTGGTTTATCGACAGCGGGTATACTAATTTTATTGAACCAAACAAAAAATGGCATAGACTAGTTAGAAATCACTTACACAGTAACAAGATGTTTGATGCTCCTGTTGATCGGTTAGGTGTATTTAGATCGTTCCCTCGGCCATGGCGAGAAGGTGGTGATCGTATCCTTGTTATAGAACCAGGACAGTTTGCTGCTGGCATATTCCATGTAGATATAGCAAAATGGAAATACGATGTAGAAGCTGAATTAAGAAAATACACAGACAAGAAGATTGTGTTTAGAGAAAAGACTAATAAAAAAACAAGAGCAAATTTATATCAACATTTGCGTGACGAAGATTATTATTGTACAGTTAGTATTAATTCTAATTCAGCCACTGAATCTATATGGGCAGGTGTCCCTGCTATTACGTTAGATAAACATGTTAGCAATTCAGTTACTCGTAATAAGTTAGCCGATGTGAATAACTTATATACAGGAAGTTTAGCCAGTTGGTTAGCGGTATTAAGTTATAGCCAATTTACCTATGATGAATTAATTGACGGCACCGCAGTAGAAATTATAAGAAAATATCATGTCTAACCTTATAGCAGTCGCATATTATGGTGGCATTCCTCCTGGTAACAATAATCTAGAAAAGCCTCTTATCTTAGATAATTTCTTACAAGGTGTACACCTGTCAGGCGACACTGCAATCGCTCATCGAGGCATGAATGCTATTCCATGTGACGTGGCATTAATACAAGGGTTTGTACATGAGCATGGCAAAACAATGCCGCATTTACAACTTAGACAAGATGCTGTAAATTTACAAAAACACAACAGCAAAAGATCATTAATTGTTGATAGCAATTTATTTTTGTATGCAGACCCTGGAAATACTCGCAGATATCTTAGATATAGTTTTGATGGTGTTTTTCCTACAACTGGGTTTTATTTTGATAAAGATATTGATCCCGCTAGATGGGAGAAAATTAGTAGGAATTTAGGAATAAGCCTTAAGCCGTATCGCACAACAGGCAGCCATATTCTTATTTGTTTACAACGCAACGGCGGATGGAGTATGCGCGGCCTTAATTCTGTTGATTGGATGAATCAAACCATTCATAAAATTAGACAATATTCCAACAGGCATATTGTTGTAAGAGCACATCCTGGTGATAAAAAAATAAAACAAATATTAAAAATTAATCATCAAAATGTGTCGTTAAGTACAAAAGAAAGATTAGTTGATGATTTTCAAAATGCATGGGCAACTGTAGTGTACAATAGTAGTCCTAGTGTTGCTAGTTTAATTGAAGGCATTCCAGCATTCCTTACAGATCCACAACCTCAACATAGCCAAACGTTTGGTGTTGCAAATACAGATCTAAGTAAATTAGAAAATCCAGATATGCCTGAAAGACAAGGCTGGATTGAGAGGCTATCTATGTGCCATTGGGACTTTGGTGAATTGCGTTCAGGCGAAGCATGGCAATTCTTTAAGCGTTACATTTAACGAAACTGTTGCCAATAAGGTTCTGTTCTTGGAACTTTAAGATCTTCCCGTTTACTTCTGCCTAGACTTTTCCTTCCGCCCTTAAGATGATCTAACCACGCACCCCATTCGCTGTTGATTAACGGATGTCCTTCACCTGCAGAATTGCCAGCGTGTGGTCGTAGGTCTCGTAGGCCTGCACTCCAATTTAATTGATGCAGGTCAGAGATTCGAACTCGTACAGCGTCAAATACGTAACTGTCGTGCCATTCATCTAATGTAAAAATTCCACGTTCAGCATCATCGTATACTCTTTGAAATTCTTTTAAGAAATTTAATGTAGATTGTGATTTCAAATTCATTGCATATAACCCGCATTCTGAATATTTGCCATTTCTTCCAAGATAACATAAATCTACATTTTGAGGAATTAATCGTTCTATATCTTGCATGGTAATTGGACTGTGGCAGATAGTATCAGCATCCATCCATACTAGCACATCACTATTACATTCTGATGCACAAGCAAAGATCGAATATACTTTGTGAGCAAATCGAATAGCATGCCATTTGAATCCTTTGCCTGCATCTTTTCTTTTAGATCGAACTGGATCAGCTGACACATCACCATTTGCTTTTGGAACATTTTTCCAACGTTCTTTGAATGCAACTAATGCGGGGCTTGCCTGATGCAAATCTTTTACAATGAGATTTGGAGCAGTTTCGATTACATTACAATCTTCAGCATACACATATAATGTTACATCAGTTGGCCAATTCTTTATAAAAGTTTCTATCATACGCTTACCGTATTGATCGTATCCTGCCTGATGAAATGTAGTTACCACTGATATTTTCATTGTTTTAATTTCCATATATGATGTGTGCCTTGCTGTTCTACTGCCCTATAATGATTATCGTAAAGCGGTTTTGAATGTTCGCGACCAATAACATCGTTACCTTCAATTAGTATAACCGACTTCCACTTAAGCCATACCGGCAATAAAGCCTGCAAATGTTGTATTTGATCTAAGTCTATGAATACTGTAGATATTTCGCTTAACGGATTAAGATCGGCAAAGTTTTCTCTATAAACTAAATTTTTATTTTTAATTTTAGGCAGGTCCCAGGAAAATACAAACACAGTATCAAATAGTTCTGCAATGTCCAGTAGGTATCCAAACCCTTGGCCTATTACAACAGCGTTTGATTGAGGTGTAACTAATTTTCGTAATCTTTTTTGAAACTTGGCCATAATAATCATTAAATACTCTGATATTTATAACTTATTATGCGCTTCAGATTATATCGCGAATATGGTGCTTTGAATAGCCCACCTGTCTTTGATGCCTTTGAAAAAGGACTGAGATCTCTTGGACACGAAATAGTAACTCGTAATGAAGATGTAGCAGTTATATGGTCAGTGCTTTGGCAAGGACGTATGGCCCGTAATCAACAAGTTTATCAATCAGGTAAGCCAATTGTGATCATTGAGGTTGGGAATCTTCATAGGGGCAAGACATGGAGAATTAGTCTTAACCACATAAATGGTCTTGGAGAGTTTGGAAATCAATCCGAATTAGATTTAGAAAGACCTAACAAATTAAAAGTATCGTTACAGCCTGTACAAGAATCTAGACAAGATAATATTTTAATTGCAGGACAGCATAAAGCCAGTCAACAGTGGATTGATCAACCTGCAATGAATAAGTGGGTTGAAGAATCAGTTGCTAATATTCGTAAGTATAGCGATCGTAATATAGTGTTTAGGCCGCATCCTAGATCGGTAATTACGGTGAACATTCCAGGGGTGATAGTAGAACTTCCAAAACAGATACCCAACAGCTACGATGATTTTGATATCAATTATAACTATCATTGTGTGGTGAATCACAACAGCGGTCCTGCGGTACAAGCGGCAATTGCCGGAGTTCCAATAATATGTGACAGTAGTAGTTTAGCCTATCCTGTTAGTGATAAATTTGAAAATATTGAAAACATTGCGTTACCTGATAGACAGGAATGGTTTCTAAAATTATGTCACACAGAATGGACTGTAGAAGAAATTGCACAAGGTATTCCATTACAACGACTTAATTTCAAATAATCGTTGACAACCACTTGTTAAGGTAGTATACTGAACTAATGCTATCATCAGACTTTGTAGAAGATACCTTTATTAAATTTTATGATCTAGTTATGCTAGACGAAGTGCCCCTGCAAGCTCAAGACTTGTCAGCTGCATCTAGCTTCTATTCTGTTATCCTACAAGGTAAAGAACTTACTCAAAATCAAGCTAATTTTATATTAAAACTGCTGGCCAAATACAGAGTACTGATGCTGAAATCTAGTTTTGATTATCAGCACGTATTAGATAATCCGCAATGGAAAACTCCCTTTAGAATATTAGATCTATCTAAAAAGATATTTGTTGAAAAAGAATCTAACGGATCTATATGGGTATGTGTTAAATTTCCATATCAACTAAAACGAGAGTTTGATGACGAGTTTGAAGATAAACAACATCTAATGTCGTCGTGGGATCCTGAAAGAAAGTTACGTCAACTGTCAGTCTACGATGCTAACTTAGTTCAATTATACGAATTTGCATTAAAACATAACTTTGAGATTGATGACACTTTTATGATTGCATTGGCAGAAGTTGAAGAAATTTGGCAGAATCAAGAAGAGGTATTACCATTTAGTAGTGTTGTAGCCAATTGGGTAGTTTTAGGCAACAGCAGTACAGAGACAGATGACTGGTTCAAAACTCATTCATCGGGGCTGATAGATAATGATTTGTTGTTGGCGAAAAGTATGGGATATCTGTATTCTAGCAAGCCACGCACTATGATAGAAAAAATTGCTGCATCTGATTCAAATAGTTTTTGGATTAAAAACAATGCAGACTTTTTGAGCCTATGTAACAGTATTACTGGCCGTGTTTGTATTGTGCTAGATCGTACAAGTAATACTCTAGATTGGCTAACTCAATTCATTAATGATGCTGATGCGGCCGGCATTGATCGCAACGAAATTAAAGTATGTTTTAGAGATTCTAAAGAACAAAATACTGGTATAAACGAATGGATTAAGGTTAACGGTGTTGGCGGCAAAGTTGAAACTGGAAGGATTTTAATTTTTGAATTTAAGCCGGCAAAGTGGTTGTTCAAAGAGCAAGAAAGTGTTAAACTATTAGTAAGCAACAATTTATATCCGTCAACTAACCAGTTAACTAAAGACTGGGTTGGTAGTCATCCTTGCGTGATTTATCTAGGGGATATAAAACCATCAGAACAAAGAGGACAAAAAATTGTCGAGCTGTAAACTTACAATTAGAGACGAAGTAAACATTAAATTAGAAGGACTCGCTGTCGAAACACGGCGTAAGATTGTAAACAAATTAAAATTTGATTTACCTTACGCACGGCACATGCCTGCATATAAACTTGGAAGATGGGATGGAACTAAAACTTATTTTAGCATTGGTGGTACTGGTTATCTTGCACACTTGGATGTCATATTACCCATCATAGAAAACGATGGATACGAAATTGATGTTGAAGATTTAAGACAACATCAAGATATTACGTTTACTCCAGTGACAGAAAATTATTGGGCCGATCAAGGCAAGACATGGCCAAAAGGTCATCCAGAAGCTGGCACACCTATTGTACTTCGTGATTATCAATTTGATGTAGTAAACAAGTTTTTAGAGAATCCGCAAAGTCTACAGGAAGTAGCAACAGGTGCAGGCAAAACAATTACTACTGCTACGCTTAGTCATCTGTGTGAGCCTTACGGCCGCACAATGGTTATTGTACCTAATAAGTCGTTAGTAGTACAAACTGAAGAGGATTATGTTAACCTTGGATTAGATGTTGGTGTGTATTTTGGTGATCGTAAAGAGCTTAATCGTACACATACAATATGTACTTGGCAAAGTCTTAATGTCTTAGATAAGAAAAGTTACGACGACGATACGCTATCTCTTGCAGAGTTTTGTGAAGGGGTTAACGCAGTAATTATTGACGAAGTGCATCAAGCTAAAGCAGAAGTGTTAACAAAATTACTTACACAAAATTTTAAGAACTGTCCGATACGTTGGGGATTAACTGGAACAATACCTAAGGAAGCGTGGGAATTTCAAGGTATACTAGCTAGTATTGGGCCAGTAATTAATCGTGTCAGTGCATACGATCTACAGCAAAAAGATGTGTTGGCGCAACTGTCCATTAATATTTTACAAACTAATGATGTTCAAGTGTTTAGAAGTTATCCTGAGGAATATTCATTCCTTGTAACTGATCCTAATAGATTAGATTGGATTGCAAATAAGATCAAAGAAGTTAGTCAAAACGGCAATACCTTAGTATTGATCAACAGAATTGACACTGGAAATAAACTTATTGATTTAATACCGGAAGCTGTGTTTGTCAGCGGTGGTATGAAATTAACTGACAGGAAAGAAGAATATGACGAAATTAAAACTAGCGATGGCAAGATTATTATTGCTACCTATGGTGTTGCTGCTGTTGGCATTAATATTCCCCGCATTTTTAATCTTGTGCTCATTGAACCAGGAAAATCGTTTGTGCGGGTCATTCAAAGTATTGGCCGCGGTATTAGAAAAGCTGAAGATAAGGATCATGTAGAAATTTGGGATATCACATCAGCATGTAAGTATGCCAAGCGACATTTGACAGAAAGAAAAAAATATTACAAGGAGGCGAAATACCCCTTTACAATAACCAAGGTAAACATATGAGAATATTAACATTAAACAACACCTCGTTTGATCTAAACGAGTTACCTGAAGAAGTAGACGAGGATACTAGATTTTCTGTTCTAGACAACAGCAATCCAAACGATCCAGATTTCTTTTTCATGCCACTTATCTTCTTAGAGTCTTTTAATAGTCCAGCAATACTGTTACGAGTTGGCGGATATGAAATTCAAATGCCATTAGATTGGTGTATGGTAGTAGGTGATAAGGATTGTGGATTAGATCCAGAAGTATTACCGCTAACATCAATTAATGAGCGTGGGTTTGATGCTTTTGAATTTAACCCTATCAAAGGATTCAAATGTGACTTTTTACCTATTGAAATCATTAATATCTATCAGGATGTAAAATGGTATTTTCCTAAAATGAAAAACGGGCAATTATTAACAGTGCCGTTACATGATGGTCCAAATCCGCCGTGTGTATACTTTGTTAAAGAGGTATCTCGACAGAGCGAAATTTTACAACTCGACAAAATAGTTTGAGTTAAATATGTGTGCTATAAAAGCATAACATTATAAAGGACCATGATGATAGCAGGTAAAGTGTGGGGTCAAACAGAACTCCTTGAAGCCAACGGTGTATTAGAGTTTCACCGTATCGAAGCCCGGGCGGGCGGCGTCTGTTCTAAGCACAAGCACCAATTTAAGTGGAACGGATTCTTTGTTGAATCTGGAAAACTTATTATTCGTGTTTGGAAAAACAACTATGATCTAGTTGACGAAACAGTTTTAACGGCAGGTCAATACACTAAAGTTGCTCCTGGTGAATACCACCAATTTGAAGCCTTGGAAGATACTGTGGCATTTGAATTGTATTGGGCAGAATTTGATCATGAAGATATTGAACGAGATAGCGTAGGATTTAGTAAATGACAAAACAGTGGATAGGCGACGATGGACTCTGGGATACAGAATTATATCAACGCTACAAGAAAGAAAACTTTGAAATTTTAGATAAGTTTTTAGGTAGCGCACCACTGAAGATTTTGGACATTGGATGCGGACTTGCTTGGGAATCGAGGATGTTCAATGAAAAATATAATTCCGAATTGTGGTTACTGGACGGTGATACCAAAGATAACGATTCCAAATCTCCTATAGCATCAACTGGAAAATATAATAAGACAGCTGAAGATTTTTTATTCTATCATCCATTATCAGAAGTGGACGCAGAATTAAAAAAATTAGGTACTAAAAATTATCATTTAATCGATTGTAATAATATTAACATTCCAGAAGATGTTAAATTTGATCTAATCACATCGTGGGTGTCTTGTGGGTTTCACTATCCTGTAAACACTTATAAAGATTTAATATTAAAACATTCACATGCAAATACAAGAGTTGTAATGGATTTACGAGTAATATATAAAAAGACCAATATGCCCGAGCAAGAAGAAGGTGTGGAAATTGTTAATGTGATTAGTCAACGAAACAAATATATAATGGCTGAGTTGAAACTATCATGATATCAATAGTAATGGCATATTATAATCGATTAGAGTTATTAAGACACACTCTAAAAACATTTATGCAAAGTCGAGAAAAAGACTTTGAAGTAATAATTGTAGATGATTTTAGCAACTTAGAAAACAGTTTAGATACAATTCCTAATGAATTTCCATTGTTGAATATTAAAATAATTAAAATGTCAGACCGTGGATCAAAAACTTGGTTCAATCCGTGTGTACCATATAATGTAGGATTTCGTGAAAGCTCTGGAGATAAAATCATTATTCAAAATCCGGAATGCTGTCACGAAGGAGACGTTATATCATATGTGAATCAAGCATTAACTAATGACAATTATCTAACTTTTCATTGTTGGGCATGCAATAAAGGTGACGTTAGAATTCTACATCAGGGCGGTACAATAGATGTGGGTGGAACAAAATCTAGTAAAACAAAATGGGTTAATCATCGTATACACCATCCGGTAGGATACCATTTTACCTCAGCAATTACTAGAAAAAACCTATGCGAATTAAATGGGTTTGATGAAGAATTTGCTCTTGGTCATAGTTATGATGATGACGAGTTTTTACAAAGAATTAAAAATAAAAAATTAAATGTGACGTTTGTTGAAGCACCGTATGTTATACATCAATGGCATCCTAAATTGTATAATAACCCACTGGCGCCTCCAGCAACAGTCGACAATCGACAACTACTTGCTAAATTGCAAGCGTCTGATCCTCCCATTTTTAGAGCTAATAATAAGGACACAATATGTGGTATCTAACAAAAATTCCCAAAGTTATGCATTTTTATTGGGGCAATAAAAAGTTATCATTCTTACGATATCTATCAGTACTGTCGTTTAGAATACTGAATCCGGACTGGAAAATTAAAATCCATGTTCCGGTAAAACTTACTACTAAACCGCCACCGTGGCATAGTATGCATCAAAAAAGAGCCAATATTGACAAGGACTATTTTGACGAATTACATGCTCTGGACGTTGAGATTGTAAAGGAAGATTTTTCTGAAGACTTTGACAATGACGCCCACGAAGTTCACAAAAGTGATTTTCTACGCTGGCGCTTATTGTCTACAGAAGGCGGGGTATGGTCAGATATTGATATTTTGTATGTTAAGCCAATGAACAATTTAGTTGAAAATGTTGAGGAAGGGTATCAACAGTCAATTGATGCGTTTCTATGCTGTTTTAAGAAATCCAAACATGCAATCAGTTTTTTAATGTCGGCAGGTAATAATCCTTTTTATAGAAAAATAGGTGAGCTGGCAAAGGAAGCCTACGACGAAACACAATATCAGTGTATTGGCAGCTTACTAATTGATAATAACTATCACAGTCAAGTAAAGATAAGAAAAGATTTTGGAAGAGAAATGAATGTATATTTTATTGAACCAAAGTGTGTATATTCCCTTCAAGAGGACTCAATCCCAGCAGTGTTTTCAACACCAACAGAAGACATGCTAGACCTAATTTACGCCCCTGGGGTTATTGGATTTCACTGGTATGCTGGTCATCCGCTTGCACAAGAATTTGAAAGCAAACTTGACAAAACCAATATAAATGACTATAATAATTTTCTTACCGCAGCTATAAAAACATTAGGAGAACTAAAATGAATATAGTTAATGATTACGAATGGAGTACTCATGTACCGTTGCTTAAAACTGTAGTTGCGGCACTGAATCCAAAATTAATAGTTGAATTAGGTACAGGATTATATTCGTCGCCGGTATTCCTTAATTCACAAGCAGAAAAACTATTTTTTATTGACAACGATAAAGAATGGCTAAATCATGTTAAAGAAAATAACAATTTTGATGCACGGTGTAGTTTAATATTTCACGACTTAGGCAGTGATATTAAATTAAGAACATTTTTAAGAGAGCTTGCACCCGAACAAAAAAATAAAATTATCGACTACTATAAAGATCTTTCTGTGACTATTGGAAACGAACCATTGGAGCCTAAGATGCTATTTGTAGATCATTTTACCTGCGCTCGAACGCTGTCAATCAATACCTTATTTGATAAATTTGATATCATTGGATTTCACGATTGCCAACCTAGAGGAATTAGTTGGTATGAATATTATTTCAATGAAGAGCTACACAAAAATTATAATCTATTCTTTTTAACTTCTCCCACATCATGGACCGGGTGTTTTATAAAAAAATCGTTTGATATAGAATCAACACTAAAAACAAACATTATTCCGTTTGTCGAAGCCTATTGTAAAGAATATAATCTTGACAGCAGCACTATGAATTTAATCAATGGCTAATTGTAAGATATTAACAATCCTAGGCACACGTCCAGAAATCATACGACTGTCTAGAATTATACCTAAACTTGATCAGTTATGCGATCATCGCATACTACATACTGGACAAAACTACGATCCTGCGCTTAACGATATTTTCTTTAACGATTTAGGCATACGTAAACCTGATGTCGTAATAGATAGTAAAGGTACCACAGCTGAACAAATCGGTAAGATGTTTGTTGGAGTAGAACAATATCTACAAGAGTTTAATCCTGATAAAGTTTTAATATTGGGCGATACTAACTCTGGGCTAGCAGCAATCATATGTGAAAGATTAGGCATTCCAGTCTACCATATGGAAGCTGGTAATCGCTGTTATGATCTCAAAGTTCCTGAAGAAAAGAATAGAAAAATTATTGATGCTGTGTCTAGTATAAATTTACCTTACACTGAATTAAGTCGTCAAAATTTATTACGTGAAGGTGCTACAAACAATAAAGTATTTGTCACAGGAAATCCAATCAAAGAAGTAATAGATTTTTATGCAACTGAAATCAACAGTTCCTCTATATTAACAACACTTAATCTTGAAAAAAATAACTACATTATAGCCACTGCACATCGAGCAGAAAATGTTGATGTTGATGATCGATTAATTAATATTTTTGAAAGTTTTGAAGAAATATCTAAAGAATATAAAATAGTGTTTAGTTGCCATCCTAGAACTAAACAAAAATTAGCAAAGTTTAATATTTTAGTTGATAATCCAAATATCATAATGACTGAACCGTTAGGATTTTTTGATTTTGTTAACTTAGAAAAAAATGCATATATGGCAATTAGCGATTCAGGTACTGTGCAAGAAGAGATGTGTTTATTTGGTATACCAACAATTACCATTAGAGATACAACAGAAAGACCGGAAACAATTTGGTGTGGATCGAATATTATTAGCGGCCTTAAAAAAGAAAATATAATTTCTTGCTATAACAGCGCCAAGGCAATTAATAAAAATTGGGGCATCCCTAGTGAGTATAATAAAACAAATGTATCGGATACAGTAATTAACATACTGATGTCAACTTAGGAAAAAATATGTTTAATAATGCAAGAATTTTAATAACCGGGGGCACGGGCTCTTGGGGGCAAACCTTAACTAGAATGTTATTGGAAAAATACGATGTAAAAGAAATTGTTGTATTTTCTAGAGGTGAACTACAACAAGTTTTAATGCAACGAAAGTTTAATGACCAGCGCATTAAGTATGTAATTGGTGATGTTCGTGACTATGATTCTGTAAGATTTGCCACTAAGAATATTGATTATATTTTTCATATGGCTGCTCTTAAACACGTTCCGGTATGTGAAGAACATCCGCAAGAAGCAATCAAAACAAACATTACCGGCACCAGTAATATTGTTAATGCCGCTATTGAAAATCGTGTAAAAAAGGTTATCGATGTAAGCACTGATAAGGCTGTTGAACCGGTTAACCTATATGGAATGACTAAATCTGTAGGCGAGAAATTAATTATCCAAGCTAATGATTTAACCGACTATACTAAATTTGTTTGTATTAGAGGCGGCAATGTTATGGGCTCAAATGGCTCCGTAATTCCTTATTTTATAGAACAGATTAAAGCAGGTGGGCCAATCACTATCACTGATATAGAAATGACCCGATTCTTCTTGACATTAGAAGAAGCAATAAGTTTGTTATTCAAAGCAGCAGAAGACAGTATCGGTGGTGAAACATTTGTTATGAATATGCCAGCATGTTATATTAGAGATATTGCCAATGTACTAATAGACGAATATGGTGTTGTAGAAATAAAAGAAATTGGCGGCCGTCCTGGTGAAAAATTAGATGAAATGTTAATTTCAAAACATGAATCACCGTTATCGTATTGTTACGATGAAAATTATTTTGTTATTCTACCTTCTAAATCTAGTGCTGAATTAACTGAAAAATATAAAGATCTAAAGAAATTTGCACATCAAGAATTTTCATCTAAGACGTTTATCATGAACAAATCTGAGATTAAGGAAATGCTGAAAAAAGGTAAGTTCATATGAAAGTCTTAGTAATTGGCGCCAATGGCATGGCTGGACATGTTATTGTAAAGTATCTTAAACAACAAAATTATGTTGTGCATACTGTCGCTAGAACTGATGCTGATTTTCATTTAGACATCGAAAATGTAGTAGATGTTACACAGTTTTTTAATAATATTGATGTCTACGATTACGTTATAAATTGTATTGGCTTGTTAGTCAAAGACAGCAATGATCGTCCAGATAGAGCTGCAATTATTAATTCTTGGTTTCCGCACTACGTTGAGCAGGCATTAAAAAATACTGCTACGAAACTAATACATCTTTCAACAGACTGCGTGTTTGATGGTAAGAAAGGTGAATACGTCGAAGCAGATGTTCATACTGAAATGAATGCCTATGGCAACTCAAAATCCTTAGGTGAAGTGAATAACAGTAAAGATGTTACATTTAGAATGAGTATTATTGGCCCTGAGTTAAAATCGAATGGCACAGGACTTTTTAATTGGGTCGTTAACAACCCAGCGACTGAATTACAAGGATGGGATAATGCTTGGTGGAATGGCATTACTACCTTACAGTTAGCAAAATGTATTGATCAATACATGCAAACTCCTGTAATTACCGGAGTGTACCATCTTGTTAATAACGATAATAAAATTAACAAATATGACTTGTTGTGTAAGATAAATGAAACATTTGCTCTTAACAAAACTATTGTACAGACACAAGGTCCAAAGCCTGTAAACAAAATCTTAATTGATACACGTAAATTATTAGAGTTCAATATTCCCAATTACGATATAATGCTTAACGAATTAAAAAATCTATGATCCTACCGTCTTTGAATGTACCGTCTCGCTTAGTTGGTAACTTCTTCTACTTTGCAGCAGATTCAAAATATTTTGATCTATATGGCAAAGCACTAGCATTAAGTTTACTACAACATGCACCGTGGGCAAATGTTCATGTTCATTTGTATAATCCAACCAATGAACAACTAGAATGGTGCTCTCAAAAAAGCGTAAGCTATACCAGCGAATTAATAGATATTAATAATAAAGAATTTAATACGTTATGTGCTTGCATTCGGTTTATAAGAATTCCGGAAATATTTGATCCTTCTGCAAAGGTTATAAGTTTTGATTGTGATGTGATTGCTAATAAAACAATCCCACTAACTAAATTTTTAGAAGCAACTGACCTTAGTAAAATTACTATTAGAAAAGGTGGTAAGTCATTAGCCAGTGCGATATCATTTGGAGCTGATGATTTTAGAAATACATACAGCACTAGATTATATGAAAGTTTCAAACAAGGAAACATTTATTGGTTTTTAGATCAAGATATATTAGATGCTATGATGATTGAAAAACCAATACCGCAATTAAGTTCTGAGTGGACTGGTACAAAGATGACTCCTGATCGAATGATTTGGACAGCAAAAGGATCTAGAAAACACGAAAACGAACAGTACGTAAACTTATTAAATTTTTATAATTCACAGGTGTAACAATGTTTAGTCAAGAATATTATCATAGAGTTGAGGGTGTTAGACAGTTTCACCTGCAGAATAAAACATACTCAGGGGGCGGCACATTAGCGTATGCAGATGAAATTAAAGCCTTAGCACAAAAACACAATGCTAAAACATTATTAGATTACGGTTGCGGCAAAGGTCTACACTACGAGCCAGGATCAATAATTAATTTTGGTACTGATAATCAAACTTTTGACGAATACTTAAATTTAACATCAGTATATAAGTTTGATCCTTGCGTTGAAAAATTTGAAGTATATCCGCCTTTAGATTCTAAATTTGATGCTATAATTGCCATACAAGCCTTATCAGCTATTCCAACAGAAGATTTATCAATAGTAATTGATCATTTAATGCGTATGACAACAAAGTTTTGTTTCATAGGTACAAATCTTAAACTAGGTAAAAAGAAAAAGCGTGGTACTGAAATTGAGCAGGCATACACCGCAGAAGAGCTTGAGCGCACAGACCAAGACTGGTGGACTGAACAATTCAAAAATTGGGTAGGCTCAGAATTAATCTTAAAGTTTGTAAAATGAAACAACTACCGCTTATATTTGAAAGTCCAGATGGTGGAAAGACTGTCTATTCACGAAAATTTGGAACCTTAGATCGATCATTGCATTCAGTGGATCCAGCCCTCCAAGACTCGCTTGATCAACTTAAAGAGGATAAACTTTGGGGAGAAATTCGGAGAGCAGCAAAGACCAATGAGGCCTTGCAATCCGCTCTTGAACGTGTTATAATATTATATCATTTGAGTAAAGAACATGGGCCAAAATAAACACGTAGATCTTTTTAAGGATATGATTCCAGCAGTAGACCTTGGACTTAAAGATCTGTGGGAAGCTGCCACAGACGAAGGCAAGAAAGAAATCAAAGGCGATTTTTGGAATCTAAATCGATATATTAGTAATGTTAAGACAAGCAATAGAGAACATCAAGAACACTTTGTTTTAACCACTAATGAATTTTATAATAAGAATTGGAATGACATACAAAAGCATCCAAAGCTAGTTTGGCAAACGCTATGTATGTGTAGTCATGAAAGCAAGAAAACATTCTTTCATGAATGGATTCCGTTAAAGAAACAAAAGAATAAAAAAGAAGAATTCCTTGCAGAATTATTTCCTAGTACTAAATTAGCAGATATAGAAACAATGGCTAAAATTACAACAGATAAAGAAATTAAGGAATATTGTGCAACACTTGGTTGGGACAAAAAACAGATCAATGCAATTAAGTTTTAAGTGCGAATATTGTAATAAAGAATTTGCTAAAGAAAAAACTCTAGCCGTACATGTATGCGAACAAAAACGCAGGCACATGAGCAAGCATGAAAAACATGTACAGGCAGGGTTATTAACTTATCAAAGATTTTATGAGATATCTCAAAAGTCTCACGCTACTAAATCCTTTGAAGACTTTGCATCAAGCGCATTTTATAATGCCATGGTTAAATTTGGTAGTTTCTTAGTTAATACAGCGCCAATATATCCAGAGATGTTTATAGAGTTTGTAATACGCAGTGGAGTAAAATTAGATCATTGGTGTCGTGATGAGTTGTATGAAACGTATGTTGCAGAGTTAATTAAAAAAGAACCTGCTGACGGTGCAATACAACGTACTATCAAAACGATGATGGAGTGGGCAGATGAAAATAATGCTGGGTGGGAACATTATTTTCAATATGTAAATTTGAATCGTGCTACACACGATATTAAAGAAGGGTTAGTATCGCCGTGGATTATCTTAAATAGTAAGTCAGGTAAAGAAATGTTGCGTCGTATGAATGATGAGCAATTGGAAATTATAGGACCTATGATTGATCCACAATTTTGGATGCGCCGTTTCAAAGCATTGCCTGCAGATATTGAATTAGTTAAAGACATCATTAAGGAAGCTAAAATACTATAATGCCAAAAAGACCGCCGCCAAAAATAGAAGAAGTAGAAGAATTACGTGAAAACGAAGAATTTATTTCTAGAGATGATATTGATATTGAAGTGTATTCGGCGCCAACAGATACAGAAGAAGGAGTAGTGTATGTTAAATTTTCTGGATTCGCTGATGATGAAGATGCAGAAGAATACGCACAATTTTTAGCAGACACGTTGCCTTTATTATTATTCGAAACCACAAGATTAAATTAATGACCACTAGAACATTAAAAGACGGGTCACAAGTATTAGAACTTGAGAATCCTAAAACATTAACCGTGTACACTCGATGTCCAGAGAAGTACAGGTTAATTGATATGGAGACTGGCGAACAGTACGTTGGCTTTTCTTCAGATGGACCGTCTAGTTGGAAAAAGGTTGAACCATGCCAGATATAGATATAGACTTTTTAGATCGTGAGCAAGCATTAACTTTGTTTAAGCATGTACGAGCTAGTCGTATTGATGATAACAAATTAGTTAAGCATAATACAGGAGTCTATCTACACGAAGTACCAATGAATGCCGTTGAAGGTATTTGTGCAGTACCATATGAAGCCGCTGAGGACTTAGGGTATTTCAAAATAGATTTTCTCAACGTTGGGATATATAAAGGTGTACGAGATGAAGAGCATCTCATGGAATTAATGAACCGAGAGCCATTATGGGATTTGCTAATAGATTCATCTTTCAACAGCTTACTATTTCACGTCAACGGGAACTCTTCTATACTCAACAAAGTGCAGCCGAAAAGCATCGAACAATTAGCAGCAGTACTAGCGATGATACGACCAGCGAAGCGTTATCTGATAGAGAAAGATTGGACTACAATAATGAACGAAGTGTGGGTAAAACCAAAGAATGACGAGTATTTCTTTAAGAAGTCGCATGCTACTGCGTATGCAGTTGCAGTCGTTGTTCAAATGAATTTAATTTGTGAAGAGATTAGTTACGAGTTTAGTTAGGTTGCTCGACGAACTAATGTAATAGATTTACGTTTAATTCTTTTTACAATAATATCATTTAAGCTAGTACAAGGGCCATGTAGTAATTTAACATCTTTGGTACTGAAGTTTTTAATAACATACTTAAATTCCCCAATTTCTCTAGATAGAAAAATATTAATAGGAATTTGTCTATTTGATTCCCACCACCATGCTTCACCTAGTTCTAAGAAGCGTGTTCGTTCTTGTTCTGTTCGTATTGATACATAATCATACATGCTAGTTACCTGAGCATCTTGGTTGATTATAATGCCTACGTATTCATGGTTTACGTGGTTTAATACGCTTATGAATGGAAAATTTTCTTGTAAGTTTTCTGTTATTCTCATTGATAAATATTGTAAAGGTCCAGTAATGTATGCAACTTAATTCAGTTTATTTATATCCAAATAAGATAGACGTATTTACAAATGCGCTGGCTTCCTGGCAAACGGAGAGGTATCGTAGAGTGTATAATCGCAACTTAAAAACTTATCGCAGTGTTGATAATCGTATTGATTTACAGGTACGGAACTCGGACCAGAAAGCCGCAGATATAAGCGGCTCTACTTTGGTATTTAACATCATTACCAGAGAGGGGAAAGATTTAATTCTCAGCAAAGACTGTGTTACAGTTAGTGCCAGCGGTGGCAAAGTTTATGTTATTTTGACTCAAGCAGAATTAGCAGAATTAGAATCAGGATTCTATAATTACAGCATTACTCAAGAAGTCCGTTCGCCAATTAGCGGAACAGACGAATATACCGTGACTTCTAAAACACCTATGTTTCAAGATGCTCAATACGGTGCCATTGGTACTATGGAAGTATCCGGTGACGTGTTAGGTGAAGCAGAAGAAAGCATTATCGTAACCAAATTTGAATATATTAATCCAGGCACAACCGGTAATACAGAACCTAAATATTATACTTCTAGTTTAATTGACGCAGTAGGTATTACACAAGTACCACAAAGTCTACACACATTCCAATTAAGCTGTTCAAATTATACTGGCACTGTAAAAATTCAAGGTAGTCTAAGTGAAGGTGGCAATCCACATGTTTGGACAGATCTTGAAACGTTAACATTATCTAGTGCAAGTCAAGTATATAAAAATGTCACAGGAAAATACAATTTTTTCCGAGTTCGGCATTATCCAACCACAGGAACCGTTGACAAGGTCTTATACAGATAGTATACTATATGTATGACTCTCGTAGTTGACAAATTTCGAACGCTATTACCTTCACGTGCAAAAGCAAGTCCGTCTGGTTGGACTAGTTTTAACGCCCCCTGTTGCGGACATCGCGGCCACAAATCAGATACACGTAAACGAGGTGGGTTACGATTTGATCAAGGTATAGTTTATAATTGTTTCAATTGTAAATTTACAGCAAGTTGGCTGCCGGGTCGTCCAATATCTAACAAATTTAAGAATCTTTGTAAATGGTTAGGTGCATCAGAAGATGATATTAAAGAATTAATTTTTGAAGCACTCAAAACAGAATCTGCCGATTATCAACCCACTCATTCAGAACCCGTAGTTGACTTTGGAGTAAAAGAACTACCAGAGGGTGCTATGCCAATATCTGAATGGTCTTCTATAGTAGACGACTTGCCAAGCGATAGTCAGGATGCATTTGTTAGTGTAGTCAAATATATTATTGATCGTGGGCATGATGCATTTAGTGGACAGTTCTATTGGACTCCTTTATCTGGATTTGACAATAGAGTAATACTACCGTTTTTCTATAAAGGAGAAATAGTAGGCAATACTGCTCGTAAAGTCACAGACGGTAAACCAAAATATATTTCTGATCAGCATCCGCATTTTGTGTTTAATGTTGATAGCCAAGAAGAATATCAAAAATATGTATTTGTTTGTGAAGGACCATTTGATGCGTTAGCAGTAGGTGGTGTAGCGTTACTCACTAACGACATTGCGGATCAACAGGCACGTATAATTAATAGTCTAGGGCATGAAGTTATTGTAATACCCGATCAAGATGAAGCTGGGCTTGAGCTTATTAAACGAGCTATCCAACATGACTGGGCCGTGGCGTTTCCTAACTGGGATGCTGACGTAAAAGATAGTGCAGATGCTGTACAGAGATACGGCAAGTTATTTGTAATTGTCGATGCTATCAAAACAGCACAAAAAGGACATATAAAATTACAAATGGCCATGAAACAACTAGAACAAAAATTAGAAAGAGTATATAATTAATATATGATAAAAGAATACGGATACGAAGTACAAAAATTATATCTTGAATTAATGTTAGCAGATGCAGAAGTGTTTGTACGCTGTCAGGGTATTTTTGATCACACCCTGTTTGATCGTAAACTACAAGATGCCGCAGAGTTCATTAATGAATATGCTAAAGGCTACAATGTATTACCGGACTATGAAATGGTCAATGCCACTTGTCGTACTGAACTGAAAAAGCCTGAAGAAATCAAAGATGGGCATATGGATTGGTTCATGGATGAGTTTGAACAGTTCACACAACACAAAGCTCTTGAACGAGCAATTATTAATTCAGCAGACTTATTAGAAAAGCATGACTACGGTGCAGTTGAAGTACTGATCAAAGAAGCAGTACAAATTGGACTGGCACGTGATATGGGTACTGACTACTTTGCTGATCCACGTGGTAGACTATTAGGTATTAAAGATAAAAACGGACAGGTAAGTACAGGCTGGCCTAGCATGGATCGTAGATTGTTTGGTGGCATGAACCGCGGAGAGTTGAATATCTTTGCAGGTGGATCGGGTGCAGGTAAATCATTGTTCTTAGCGAACTTAGGTGTGAACTGGGCGTTAATGGGCCTTAATGTAGTTTATCTAACACTAGAACTTTCAGAAGCATTGGTTAGTATGCGTATTGATGCAATGCTTACAGGTATTGCAACTAAAGACATCTTTAAGGATTTAGATGATGTTGAAATGAAAGTTAAGATCATAGGCAAGAAAGCAGGTATGTTACAGGTCAAGTACATGCCAAGCGGTAAGACTGCCAACGACATTCGAGCATACTTAAAAGAATATGAAATCAAAGTAGGCAAGAAAGTAGACGTATTGTTAGTTGACTATTTAGACTTGCTGATGCCAGTGAGTAAAAAGATCAGTCCAGCAGACTTGTTTATCAAAGACAAGTATGTGTCAGAAGAACTGCGTAATCTAGCAGTAGAAAAGAACTGTGTGTTCGTTACAGCGGCACAGTTGAATCGTGGAGCAGTTGAAGAAGTTGAGTTTGATCACAGTCATATTAGTGGTGGTTTAAGTAAGATTCAAACGGCAGATAACGTGTTTGGTATCTTCACTAGTAGGGCTATGCGTGAACGTGGACGCTATCAAATACAGTTAATGAAAACTCGTAGTTCGAGTGGTGTTGGTATGAAGATTGATCTAGAGTTTAATCTAGAATCATTAAAGATCAGCGATTTACCAGAAGATGAACAAGACCACGGAGGTTCAGCTAGTCGCGGTGCTAGTTCAATTATTGACAGTATCAAACGCAAGACCAATTTACAAACAGAAGAGCGTGAAGAGCCAACAGAAGGCGTGCCTGTAGGTAAAGTACGTGCTCATGTAGAATCAACTAAGTTAAGAGAAATCCTTAACAACATGGGCGGCGATGAAGAGTAAACGTATTGAATTATATCACTGGCAAACCAATAACGGCACTGATATGATAGATGTAGATTGGCCCAAAGTACAAAAGGCCATAGGCATAGAACAAGTTACTTGGTTATTAAAACAACCGCACGAGCAATGCCAATTAGTAGTAGACAAAGTCAACGATGACTTCAAACTCATGGCTGAATTTTACGATGAACGCACATTGTTAAGCTATCACCTAATGTGGGCTAAATAATGGATGCGCATAAAAGAACTACTAGTAGAATATAAAGCCAAGGCCAGCGGCACCAGCAAAGGTGTTTCAGCTGACGCAAATGCTGCCTTACCGGGCGTGTTTGTACAACATCAACTACGTAATACCGATCCTTATATGCAGTATCGTTATGGCATGGCCACTGCCGCAGCCCGTGCAGATGCAGCTGGGCATATTGAGTTTGAACAAGAAAGTCCGTGGGCTGAAAATTTAACACAGGTTATGTATGCTCCTGAAGATGAAGAAACTATTAAATTAGCTTCAAAACTTATGGGAGTTAACCCAACAAAAATTACTGATAATGCCAGCAGAGAAACTAACTCCACAGCGACCCAAAGCCCAGTGGCTAAACCTAAACCAAATCGTTACGGAGTATAATTGTGCGTTTAAGACAGTTAACAGAACAACGTGATCTAATTACTCTGAACCGACGATTAAACCCCAAATTGTGGAAAGACGGAAAATTGGACTTGCAAGTCGTTGATAAACTTAAAGAAATTGCCATGGCTTTTGAAGAATTTATCGGAATTGACTTAAATGTAGTAGATTACACGATCACTGGTAGTAATGCCAACTATACCTGGACAGAATACAGTGATTTAGATTTACACTTAATAGTCAAGGGGTTACCCGGCGAAGGTGCTCGCGAACTGTTCAATGCTAAGAAAGCTCTCTGGAGCGATCAACATAACATCACAGTGCGAGGCCTACCTGTAGAATGCTATGTACAAGGTCAAGACGAACCACATCACAGCACAGGTATCTACAGCATATTAAACCAAGCATGGGTTCAAGAACCTCGTAAAGTCAAACCCGATGTCGATGATGCTGCTGTAGAAGCCAAAAAAGATTCAGCAATCCACGATATTGAGTCAGCACTTTTATCTAAAGATCTTAATAAGTTACGATCAGTAAAAGAACGTATTACCAAAATGCGCAAGGCAGGATTAGAACGTGCAGGCGAATGGTCAACAGAAAATCTAGTGTTCAAGGTCATACGCAACCTAGGACTCATAGATCAAATCACTGACGAAATACGAGAGCTTGAAGATCAAGAACTCAGCTTGGAACAGACCCAACCTATAGATTAAACTAGCAGTTTTTGACAGTCCTTAATAAATACGCATATAATAAGGGCACGACATGCTACACATCATCAACTCAATCGAAGACGCACTAACACAATTGATCAAAGACGATCCTGTTCGTCCTGAGATCCCCATCGAGCAGAGAGTCAACGACAACAGTCGTATATTTGTACTCAAAGATGCCGATGATCAACCACTGGCAGTGACCTGCGTAAAGTTCCTAGCAGACATACCTAGAAGCGTAGACGAACTAGCTGACACTGTCATCAACACCAATACCGCGGTGTTCTATACTATTTGGAGTTATGCTGCGGGTGCGGGCCGTGAGTTAATTGAACAGGCTCAGGCTAGAATTAAAGAAGAAAATCCCGAAGTCACTACCTACGTGACACTGAGTCCTAAAACTGAAATGGCACGTAAGTTTCACTTAAAGAATGGTGCTGAGATCTATAGAGAAAATACTGACTCAGTAAACTATCTATACAGATGATCTTGTTGTAGGCGTATACTGTTCAACAAATCCTGTCCAAGTGTCACCTGTAACAGCGGATTGTTTTTTCGCTAGTAGGTCGGCTTGAGCTTGGCACAGATCACGTTGTTGTAGAGTATAGCGATTACCTGTGAGATCCTGTTGTTTAACAGTTTGTCCGGTAACCATGCTACGAGCTTTTGGTAGTAGGAATGTGTTCATGCTAGTATTTATACTAGATGCTGCGCTAACACCATACACGATATCCATGCCCATATAGTGTTAAATCCTACTAGTGTAGGTAGTAGTTTCTTTTCTGACGCCCAGATCAAAGTCAAGCTAGTGCCTAGTGTAAAGAAGTACAGCCACCAAACGCTGATGCCAAAGATCAAGCCAGGAATAATGATAGTGGCCTTGGCAAACCACGATAGAAACTCCACTGTGTTGTAGTCAGTCCAATATTCTCGCTTAAACCACATGCTGTAACATTCTTTTATTTTGGTGAATGTGATATGATTATAGACTAAAAATAATAAACATAATGCTGCTAGGTTAGCTGCAATAATTTGTGTAAGTGTCATTTAATACTCTCCGTGTAATACGTTAATTATCATGTCTAGCGGCCGTTGCGACTAGATCTGAGTATGACGAACCTGTGCGCCTGACATATATTAATTTAGCAATCGAGGGGAGGTTAATTCAAGAAAGCGAAGCGAAGCGCAAAAATTTTTTGCTACGAAGTAGTAAGCGGTAAAAAGTTTTTGACATGGAGTTAACAGAGTAGTTTATATCTTATAGCTAACAGTATCGCAAACTTCGTCGCTCACGTGCTTGACAGTGTTATTGAGGAATAAATCTTAGTATTTCAAAGTGTATGACAACTAGTGTGGTTAGTAGTATAATAACTATAATTTCGTATGATTTCATTCTAATGTCCTTTTAACTATGTTTTTTATCAGTGGATCAGTACTTATACGTCCACAATCATCTAATGCTGTTTCTAATATCTCTATACGCTGTTGCTGAGTATACACACGGTTGCGTAGGTTACCCTGATCTAACCATGATAACAGCATGGATATAACTTTAGGTAAGAGTGTGTGTATGAGTTCCAAATGGGTCCTAGCAGGGTAAAAATTACCGTGCGTTTTTTTTTGACTACAGTACTTAACAGTCTAGCGAAGAAATTCTACATAGTAGCAAATGGCTGTTAATACGGCTATTACATAGATCCATCCAAACTGTTGCATGTGTGTGAGATCTTCACGGGCGTATACACGATAGTAACAGTCGTAGTCTGGATCGTAGCGATAGGTATTACCGTTTCTTACTATGGTTTCATTGTATAGTTCATTGTTCATAATAATATGTATCTGAAATGGGTCCTGCAGGGTAAAAAATTAGAGCGCAAAAAAATAGTGGTGAAGTACTTAGCTTTTCAGGGTGGTGATTTGCTACCCCTTACTGTTGTATATACGCTACACTACGCTGTATACCGGTACCCCCACCATGTCACCTCAGATGGTTGGTCCATGACCAATACTTGAGATTCTCCGGCGACATTCCCATTAACACACCTTCGTAGGCTGCATAGGCTATGGCCTTGAACTCACCGGCTTCATGTCGGCTACGGTACGGGTCTCGAGTCATGCGTGTAGCCTGCTGCTTTGCTGTGCGCTCCAGCTTATAGTAACGCTCTGCACGTCCGCTGGCTGTGTTGTATACAATGTATCCCATTACTCTATTACCTTTACTACTATGCTGCTAACATCTAGCACTGCGACCTCGGCGTTGCTCTGGGGGCAAGTGTCCGCCACATACTCTATTAGCCTCACCATCCCAGTTAGGTATCTGTTCTAACATACCTTGCGGGTGCTTTGGATCCCACGGAGCATCCCTACGATCCCCTAGCATGCTGCAGGCTGCTAACTGTGTGACCAGCATGAGTGTTATAAGCCTAGGCATACCACTCCTAGTATAACTGTAGGCAGCATGACTATGACACATATCAATGCTGGGTAATCTCGTATGTCCATTATACACCAAACACCAGTACGGCTGTGCAAAAGCCCAAGCCAAACAAACATACATAACCCACTAACCGATCGCCCTGCTCAGGAGTTGGCGTTGGAATAGCATCTAAGAGTCGCGTTAATAGTCTAGTCATTGTGTGTCCTTTGTTTGTATGTGTCAATTATACTATGGTTTTGCCAAAATGTCAACCAATTAGTCTAGTCGGCTGCCTGAGTATGCTTCTAGGTTCAGCTCTTGTGCGATCACTTGTGCATAGGCAGTGGCCCCATGCTCTGCTGCGTCTACACTCTGTCCATGCCACCAATGGTTCCATAACTGTAAGCCGCCACTGTATCCCTTGCGGAACCCTACATCACACAAGGCTTTACCTAGCTTTGAATTAGAACGGACCTTGTATACGTTTACCCAAGCAAAGCCACAGGCGCCCCCATCACGACCATTGAAGTGTTTGTCGCTGAATGCTTGGCTTGCTAGTTGTGCTGCAGACATAGCCTTGGCATGTGCTGCTTTTACCATTGTAGTTTCTAGTGTTGTCATTTCGCGCTCCTAAGTTGTTTATCTAAGTGTTTACAGTATAACACCAATTGTCCAAAATGTCAACCAATTTATAAGGTAAATCGCTTCAGGTAATCCCGGGCGATAGCATAGCTGTTGTCCAAGCGAGCCATCTCGGCTTCTACCAGGATTTCACGTGATCGCTCCCTGAGATCTTCAGCGTGTTGTAGTAGCAGTTCCTGTGCGTAGTTGATATCGTCTGCACCCATCTTACCCGCCCAATCACGGATAGTTTCGGGTTCAGCTGCTAAGAGGAAGTCTAAGTTGTGTTTATCGTGTGCGTTCATAGATCTTTAATAGAGTATTGTGGCTTTTTTACAACACCTTGACGCAATTGGTCACAGGTCCTGTAGATGTTTTGATAGACTTCTGGAGGGTTAAACTGGTATCCTTCGTCCGCAGACTCTAGAATTCGATAGTGGTTACAGTGATAGTCTATGACCGTGGTGCGTAATGATTCAGTGTCAACTGTGCCGTATCCAGCTGCTAACATTGTGCTGACGAGGATCAGCTCTGTTTTCACGGTAAGCGTCCCTGTTCTATGCTGCTGTGTATGTGTCTGTAGTTGTCTAGGGCCAGCTGTGCGTTGTTGAAGCTCCAGTTGTATGTAGAGCATCCCCCGAGAATGCAGCCACATGCTAACACGAGGAGAACCTTAAAGCCACGCACGGTATATACCTGCTAGGCAAACTAAAATGCCTGCCATGTTTACTATCATCTGTGGACGGTTTGCTGTTCTGAAGCTCCATGAAAAGTAGAAGATACCGCCTAGGCAGCCAGCCACTATGTTCCAAGGATGTAGTTCAGGGTAAAAGCTCATGATCACATACATAGTGATTAGTGCAGTTGTTCCCAGCCATTGTAGTGTGTTGTTTAAGTTCATAGTGCTAGTATAGCACCTTTCGTCCAAAATGTCAAGTGAAATCTTTCATTAACTCTGCGTTGGTGATCTCTACAGTCACGTTCTTGAAACGGTGGCCCATGCTCTTGATCAGGTCTTCACGTGTGTTGCCCTGGCCTAGGAACTGGCTGTCGCTTTCACGGTAAGCAAACAGTATGCCCTGATGTGCTTCCAAACGAACACGAACTACCTCTTGCTCACGATCTTCTGCGATGTCCCGCATTAATGCTGCGTAGGCCTCTGGATCTCTCTTGCGTAGATCTTCTTGGATTTCTTCAGTGAATCGCTTGAGTTTAGCGTTGCTGTCAATGCCCATGTCTTTGAGCACGATCTTGATCATCACGCGGTGGAATAGGTTAGCTGCCCAGATCCCTATTACGATCCCTACAGCTAACACGATCACATAAGCTAGAATATCATCCATGGACTTCTCCTTTGATAATATATTTAAGCTAGTTCCACGTCTACTTCGCGTTCCAGAACATTTGCTACCGTGTTAAGAACCACGTGGAGTGCAGTGGTGACTGCTGCTGGATTCTCGCTGGCCTGTGCGATGGAATAGGCATACTCCATAGCGGCTTTCAAATCCACGCCACGATCTGCAAACAGACCCACTCTAAGTTGTTTAGTAAATTCTCTTTTTGTCATAGCTCGCTCTCCTTAGTATGTGTATATTATAACATCTTTTTGCCAAAATGTCAACCGGCGGGCAACGGGTCCGGTGGGGGTAAGTTAGCGCCTGCTAACTTACTGTTGCTAAATGTCAAGCCCACGTGTCTATGTATTCCGTTACATACTCTTCTAAGCTAATGCAGTCCTCCCACTCGTGCTCTACCATTCCGTCCTCGTCAAAGCACTCGCAACAGCGCATTACACGCACTTCCCCAGCTTCGTCCTTAAGTACAGCATCAAATAGTTCGT